CGTTATATTTTTAGGATATTTATTGTATTTTGAAATGCAGTACAAAGATATTAGTTTAGTCATAATAGAAAAACAATCATCAACCCATGCAATTTTATACTGTGATAATAAATATCTTTCAGGTCAATATTGTGTAAATTATAGACCTGAAGAAATTAAAATTGCTTATAAAATCCCATACTCGGAAGCATTATGGATGGCTGTTAATTATCATGATAATGTTAGAAAATATAGATAATTACCAAGCAATAGCCAGATCAAACAAAGTAGCATTTCCATCAATTATACTAATTGCAGAAGTGAAGATTGAAGTTCCCGCATAATCAATTGCAACTACATGAATATGAATAACAGTACTATTTACCCTGACTGCTCTTGTTACTACATACAACACAGCAGTTGTGCTAAATGCCATCCCCCCGGTTAAAATTATACTATCAGTTGGATTTGGAATAAAGGGAGATAATGCATCAAATATAGCATTTGCTTGGACTGAAGTATCTTCTATGAACCCAGCTGGAATTCTTCCCAACCCCGCCCTTATATGCTTGGCAAAGTCCGCTCCCCCTGACACCTGCAAAGCCCCTGTGCCTGCGCCTGTGCATTCGGTGGTGTTGGTGATGACGAATCCGGTACTTTTTACATATACGCTTTTCGTGCCTAAAACCGAAAAAGAAATTTCTCCCTGTCCACTTGCACCTGGTGTATTGAAATCGTATCCAACTTGATTAACACCGCTAACAGCATAATTGGAAATCTGAAGTCCTTTTACGGAAAAACCTGCCGTACCAATACGCATTAACTCTGTATTCGATCCGCCTCCTATTTCAAACGTAGTAGCTGGAGCAGAAACACCTATTCCAACTTTTCCATCATTCTTAACATATATTCTCGCAGTGTTATTCGTCCCGATCACAAGATCAGTATTCTGAGTGTTCATCAAAATTGCCTGACCAGATGTGTTGTATCCTATGTTTAATTTTTGGTTTAAACTTAAATTACCTTCTGATCTTTCCGCACCTCTCAATGAAGCAAAAGTAGTGCCTGTCATGGTAAAGGAATCCCATATCACAGTGGTAGCGCCGGGGTCTGAATCTACAAATAAGTCATCGCTTGATGTCTCACCGAGATAACTATCTTCCACTGTATAATGATAAGAGGTCGTTGTCTGTTTATGATCTCTTGTGTCTGTGCTTATCTTGAATAGATGCTCACCGACTACCCATATCTGCCGTCCATCATCCCATCCCGCGGGCATAGGGATATTCGTGAGCGCCGGTATCGGCACAAACCTGCAATTACCGTCGCTATCCTGGCCTATGGCTAAACCCTCACTTATATCTACCTGGCCTGATCCGGAATCAGTGACTTCTCCGCCATAAAGAATAACAAAACTCTTATCAGCTTGACCCATGAGAGCGCGTACTGCAAACGCCATTTTCTCCTGACTATAATTGAAATCTCTTCCATAATCAGTTATCTTATAAAAATCTCCGTTCGCGTCTGGATTATATCCCAGAACCTCTCCATCGAGGAAAATATTAGTATGTTTACTTATATTGCTCATTTCATTCTCCTATTCTACGACTCTTAGTATATTTTGATCATCGTCAATTAGAATCAATTGATAGAATGCGGGTCTATAAGTTTTTTCCATTAAAGCATTATAGACAAGCTCTATCTCTGCGGGATCCGTGGTCTTTATATTAAAATATATATTATAAACAGACGCGGACGTGATCCCTCCCCATTCATTTTTTTCCCCGGGCGACCATGCCCATGTCCCCCATACCAGGCCCTCTGTGGAGTATCCTATTATTCCTCTTACCCCCGTGATAGCCTCAGCTAAATCTAAATACATATCTACAAGAGCTTTTCCCTTGAAAGATGTATTAAAATTTCGGTATCTAAATCTTTTAAGATTTACGGAATCAGACGCATTAAATTTTATGTTTCTTAGATTTAAACTTTTCTCTAACGCGATCAAAGGTATCTTATCAGGCTGCCTGAACCAGTACATTTCCATCACTTTTGCAAAAAGAGTATCTACATATTCTTCCATTATATCTTTAAAATATTTCCAATCAGACCCGTTTTCTAACAAAAATGTGGGAATTTTATAGTCGAAATAATTATTCATAATATTAGCTATTTGTTATTATAATTGTCCCTGTTGATATTATTTCATCTGCGGCAATAGTAGTATTAGTTATCGGAGAGATAATATCAAAGACATCAACACCGAACTGATATAAGGATTCCCCCATTATCCATGCCTGACCCAACTCAAACGACATCCCAAATTCCCGGTATTCTCTCGATCCTAAAAGTTCCTTCCATTTATCCAGAATGAATTCTAAGGCGTCATTTTCTGATTCGGTAAACGCCCATGACCACAATACATTGATTAAATTAACCCGGGTCATGTCAATCCCATTATCATCATAATATTCCAGGATCTGATTATCAAAAGAACATGTAATCATAGTCATTGCGAATTCAAGAAGGTTTTGAACTGTATCTTCGTCAAAACCTTCTCTGCAGGTGAAAGATGCATTTATATTCTGAGGCACGTAAGTAGGATCACTTACTGTAATGGGCATGACCCCAAATATGGTAAGAGCTGTAACATAGGCGTCAACAATAACTTTTAACGGCGCGCCAGGTACACCTCCTCCTTCAGGCACAATAATAACAGTAGCTGATCCTACATCCGGAGTATTAGGCTGGCCCAACGCTTTCACAACATCCGCAGATGCCATTCTGGCCGCGCTTTCAAGATCTTCCTGTGACCATACCGCATCTCTGAGCCTGACATTTCCTCTGGAATTTCTTATAATGGAAGATATACTCTCCGCGTCATTACCCCCTGCACTTTCTGTATTTGTTATCGCAATAATATCATTATCCTGCCCTAAATTTTCAGTTATCTCTCCTGCTGCTGCTTTCCCCGTTAAACCATTTGTCACCTCAAACGTACCATATACTGTAGAATTAAGTGGCGGCTTTAACCCATTCACGCCATCACCAAATCCATATCTGCATTTGCCTGAAGACTGGTAGATAAGAGTAAAATGCCTGTCGTCAGCATCGGAATCATCAAAATTATCCACTCTTACCCAGTCTTGACCTTCAATCGTAAGATAGATACTGCTCTTTATTATTTTTAAATATCCATCTATGGGAAAATCTGCAAAATCTTTATCAGAATCTATCGTACCAATTGCTATATTTGTGTAAGTTCTCTTTTGTTTCGCCGCAACTGTTATCGTTGCCGTTCCTCCGCTATTACCTACCGCAGTCAATTCATATACTATGTTTTGACCTGTAGCCGTAGATACCCCACCTACCTGATACCCTATTGCTAATGTTTTCGGCATAGCAGTTGAAAGAGTTATCGTCAATGTAGTCGTAGCCCCATCTGCTTCTATAGGTTCGTAGTCGCAGGTATGCGCAAATCCATAAGCAGCTTCTCTTGTGCTTGGATAAAGAATATCGGTAGCCACCCTGTTTATAAGTTCCGATATAAAATCAAGCAATCCTGAATTTTCCTTAAAAAGCCATGTCGGTTTATTCGGATACGCAGCTATAAAAGCGTTATAGGCGTCATAATATGAACGCGAGGTATGTTTGAAAATGTTATTTATCATAATTTTATTGTTCCTTCCTTACTTAAATCCTGAAGCAATCTATATCCTACCTGAACAATGTATTTCCCACCGCCATCTACTATTTCTTCTTCGGTTTTAATATCATCAGCTCCAACCACAATATAAGGCTCATTATTCTTCTCCATATTCACATAATATACCGAAGTCACTAAATTTGCGATAAATTTCAATATCGCGACAATATTAGTTTTCTCCTGTTCTAAATCTTTGAAGTTCCCGCCTATTTGCCTGTCGTAATGTACAGTTTCCTTATCCTGAAAAGCGACTTTATATATTTCAGATTCAATTTCATCATTTGTCGTGCCATCGCCGTATTCAAGAAGAAATCCTAAATTCGCGATATACATTCCGATATCAGTAGCCATTACTATTCTCCGAATATTTTTTCCGATAAGATATCATCCGGAGCAGTAACTGGGGGAACAGGGGATAACATTGCCCCTGCTCCCGCTATCCCGGGTTTTGCAGTTATTCCACTTCCACTACCCGACCATCCATGTGTATGATCAGCAAATGTAGTTTCTACAAACTCTGTAATCCAACTCATCAATTTATTCCCTAAAACAAATGGTTCATCTGCTGCCTGAGAGGATAAATGTAATGTCGTTCCATCTGCGTATATCACCTGAGAAACTAACTGAATTATCATCTGCATCTTATCGTCGGGAGTTATCTGACTTTCGTTCCCTCCGCAATCCGCTATACCGGTATAAAACCATCTCTTTCTTAACCCGGAATCCTCAATAATCGTAGGTTCTACAAGCACCTCCCATCCTACCTGGACTCTGAGATATGGAAGAGCTAAACCGTAACGACAGGGCAGGAAATCACTATCAGGAAACCCCATCTCCGGAATAGTACAAAATATCATTCCATTAAAATAATTTATGCCCAAATCGGAACATTTACTCTGTACCTCAGCGGGGCTGCTTATTTTTACCTTGCCTATAAGTTTCGGATATTTTGCCATTACGTTGTTATATTCCCTATGCTACAAATTAATTCAGAATCTAATTTCCCTTGACTATAAGATAATACTGTTTCATTAATATTCAAAGTAATGAAACCTGCTTTTATTCCGCTCCATCTATTAAGAAACGAAGGGAGATGAGAAGAATCCGCCCTAGGATTCAAGCTGCCATGAGTTAATACTGCCTGTCTCGGGGGTGTAAGATCCGGGTTTCCATTATTAAGCTTCACCGTTATCTCCATACCTGAGTTATCATCTGCGGGCATCTTCATCGTTGAATCATTACTGTTTACAACTTTATAATATTTATGAAGAGCGTGATAAGCATTCCAATTTAATGTACTCTGCGCGACATCAGCCAAGATTTCCCTTAATTTTACACCCTTATCAGGAGCCTTCGCTATATCCGCTAAAACTTCAGGACGAACCTGAAAAGTTTTGCCCTGAACGTATAATTTATAATTTTCTACGTTTTTTATCTCTCCTAACTGCCCAAACCCTACTATTCCGCCTTCATTATCAATCAAAGCTACTCTTGCAGGCTCATGTTTCCATGATACGCTCTCTACGTTACATTCAACTCTATCCGTTCTATACCCAAGTTTATATATAGATTTATATGTTCCCACTTTATCGGTGTCTACGAAATAAAATTTATTAGGAAGATCAAGCCACATCTTGCACCCCCAATCATGAGCAAACATATTTAACATTTCCAAATCCGTCTTTTTCTCTCTTACTACGGAATATTCTGCGCGAGGAATCACATTTTTCGGAATGTCTATCACTTTCGCAAGATCATAATCAGCAACTATCGATTCTATTATTTCCTTTTGTGTTTTCCCCGTGAGAGTTCCGCTCTTTTCCGCGTAACTCCACTCAATTTCTCCTCCATAAGCTTTTACCGTATATTTAATCATCTCCTCTGCGTCTCCATCGGGCAAATGAACGATGACACCGCTAAACACCATAGATTTATCAGTTAATATCCTGTCATATCCCATATATATCTTTATCGTAGTCCCTTCCTGAAAAAGATTTTCGAGATAACTTTTTGATACAACTGTAATTGTAGCCTCGGAGGGGTAACTTCCGGATTCACTATTTTTAGGTTTAGGAAGAGTGGTCCTTTTAATTGTAATGGATTCAATATAATCCCGAAACATAACCGTTAAATCTTTATCGTTAAGTTTTATCTTCCAGAAAATTATTCTTGATGACAGATTCATTATCGCCATTTATAATACCGAAACCGTAGTATCTTCTTCCTGGGGAATATATATCTCTTTTACCCTAGACATATCTCCGCGCTCCTCCATGAAACTTTCCCAATTCACATCCATAATTCTATACATAAATAATTCGCTGCCAAGATATAAATATGCATAATGATCAAGCTCCAACCCGACATGAATTGCTTTTGTTTTTTTTGCGGCATGAAAAGGCTCACGGTACATCTTTACCGTCATGTCAAATAATTCTTGTTCCTCAACGTCATCCCATCTTAACATATTATCTTGTTCCTCTTAGTCCGCTAATGCTTTTCCCTCCGATAGATAACGGTCCCATTTTTTCCTTCCTCGCGCCATCCCGCCAGTGATAAAACTCTCTTAACGCGCTCTTAGCAGAAGCCACATAAGTTGCAGCTTTTTTAGCTACCTGATTCGCTTTGTTTAAGGCGTTATCTTCGTCAAGAGATAAAGAAATTTCAATATCACATTTTTTCGGAATCCCCAAAACTCCTCTCACTAAGTCCGAATGAAAATGGTCCTCTGATATTTTAACGTCTAAAACATCCCACACCAGAGGTAGTAATGATACCCCGAACTGAAATATTACCTGCGGCGGAGGGTAATTTACATTACCATAACTTAATCCCCAACCCCCGGTTATCCCAGGGTCAGGTTCGCGTAATTGTTCAAAAAATGCCACTTCCTCCGTTACTCCGAGAGGAGAATCCATATCTACGCACATTATCTTGAAATTCACTTCCTTCGAATCAAAACCAGAGAAATATCTACGCTTATAAGCTCCGCCTATATTTGGCGCTATGGCGTAATTAATCTTCTTCTCATGTTCTATCTTCTCCGGATTAAATTGAAAAACAAAAGCAGAATACGAGCTGTAGTTAATTAAAATTCCGTGGCCCCTGCTGAATGCCATATTATTGTCTTGCCTCCCCCGCAGTATTCAGTAAATTAGATTTCGAGCTACTAGGTTTAGGTTTAACCTCATTCAATTTTGAGTTTATCTTCTTTAACTCTTCCAACATTAGCTTATTAAGAGTATTCACAAATTCTGTTGTCGGGGCCATAACTCCTCGTTCATTTATCTTTTCATCCATCTTATCAACGATAGAATTAAGTTCAACATCAGAGACATCCCACGGAGACATCCCGCGAGCGGCTACTGCCCTTCTCAAATAATCTATCTTTTGTTCTCTACTCCAGAGATCTTTCTCGTGTCCAAAAGCCCTATTAATCGTGTTTGTTACTCCGCCTTGGCCTGCGGTAGGTTTAAACATCGGAGACACAACGCCCGTTACAGGTTCGGAAATTTTCTCCTTATCCGGCAGGAACAAATTTATTAATTTTCTTATTGCCGGATTTCCCGTTAAATTAATCGATTTAAAAAATTTATCAATTCTTTTCTCCAATTTATCGAATACGGCATCGATATATATTCCCCAGAATTGTATATATATCTGCAATCCAGTTATGAACTCGGAAAGTTTTTTCATTGATTTATCAATAGACGATCCGAAAAATATTTTCAGGAAAGAATCAGCTATTTTAGCCAAAAATTGAAATGCGCGGATCAAAGTATTATTAATAAATATGCCTATCTGATTTAATACGCCTGCAACCTGTAACAGTAAAGGCATAAATGGTTTCAAAAACTGAGATAAAACTACCAATTTTAGGATTCTAAATATAGGAATCATTTTAAAAACAGCTATTCCCACTTTCAATAAAATAGGAGCTAACTTTAATAACCCCCCGAAAGCCAAAGCCGGTAATAATTGTTTTCCAACAGTATATATAAGCTTGATGACAGATCCTACGGCATGTCCAAATTCCATTATTACGGGCTGCATCTTCTCGTAAGCGGGAAGTAAATTGGCCCTTATATCCAGCATGATATCTCTTATCTGCGACCAAAAAGTCACTACTCCTTCCTGATGTTGAGCTCCGGTAAAATCCATCCAGAACTCCTGCCATAACCCGGAAATAGTAGACCATAACCCCTGAATAGATTCAGACTGTCTCTTGGCCAGTTCCATAATGGCAGGTATTTTACCTAATTCTTCAATAAATTTCACATTAAACCCTGGAGTACCTACCTGATAACCACTGGCCTTGGCCTTATTATAGGCTGGGTCTATGATACCGCGAACAGGACGTAATAGCCGGTAATCACCCCTGAGAATGGCCTCCGTCATTCTGTTTACTCCCAACACCTGGCCCGTCAATGGATTTGTCATTGAACCTAAACCGGCAAAGATATCCATTGCGTTTTGATCTTTTCTTAGGCCGTAAGCTCCTCGCTTATAAGGATTTATCCCCCTCTGAATTGCAGTTGTAGTTGCACCTAATACTTCTTCCGGGTTAAATAGAGTTCTGACTGAATACTTTCTGGCCTGAGTTATAAGGTCAGAAGCCAAAGACATACTTCCGGTAAGAGTTTCCATTATTATTTTGGAACTCTCCACCATCATGCCATGTTTAAATGCTTCCCGGAACAGAAATAATCCGGCCACACCTGCCTTTGCCCAGGTAGGAATGGCCTGTAATATACCTCCAAGCGCGCTAAATGCAGTTTTGGCACGGGTAGCGCCGAATATAGTTCGTCTTAAAGTATTATTTAAACCCTGAGTTGCGTTATCGGCGTCTTTTAAAACTTTCGTGGTCTTTGATGCTCCTCCTGCTCCGGAAGTAGAAGGCTTGCCATAAGCAGCAGGCATACCTAATTCATAAAAAGGAGAAGTGATCATTCTTGTTCTGCCCCCAGTAGCAGATATGGAAGCCATTCCTCTTTTGATTCGCGCAAAATAAGCATCAGCAGCTCTTGTACCTTGAGCAGTATCAGATACAAATTTAACTACAAGTTGTTTCGCTGCCGTTCCAAGCCCTGAAATTATATTCGTAGTCTTATCCTCCTATCAAATCTGACAAACCGTTTCGAGGCCGGTTTTTCTCATTTTCTTCCACTGCCTCTTCATATATTTTTAATAACCGAGACAATGATAAGTTATCCATCTCGGAAACCGGCCATTTATAAACCTGCCTCAGATAAGAACAAACATTTTCATAATACTCCTCTATCAATCCAAGAGTAATGTCCCATGTCATCTCCCATTTCTTCATATCCCATGGGGAATATGGATAACCCTCATTACCTATGCTAGGATACCATAATATTTCTGATTCGGTCAAGCACCTTTTCGGGAATATGTTTTGGGCAATAAGGGTGAAAAAAAATTTGTGTGATCGAGACTCCCGATTTCCTTGCCTTCGTTATTCCGAAACACAGAGTTACCACAGTATCTGCAATAAACTTTCCTGTCGCTGGCGTCTACGCCATAACTATTTTCAGCAATTGCTTTAAGAATCGCGTTAAAATTATCATCATCAATAACATACTTTTTAGTAAAAAAAGATTCCGGTGTACGTTTCAAGATATTCAAATCCTTTTCTGACAGCCCCGGAACCTTAGTAATCATCATATCCCATGTCGCGAATACCATATTAGCTTCAGTATTTATCGCAACAGGATTTTTATGAATCTCCATCATTTGCCTCAATGTGATAGGCTTCATAATGATTTCCTTGAATTCTCCTCCAATAATAGTACGACTCGGATCGACAATTATAGAATTTGGTAATTCAACCTTAAATTCGCATTCCGGGCCCTCGGCATAATATTCATCAATTAAACCGTCATCAATCAATTTCTGCCAACTCTCATTCACAGGTGTGTACCTTTCTTCGTTTGCTCTGCTGCATACGTTACAGAAAAAATTCTCAGGTATTATAGGGTAGGGATTACCGGTTCGGACCTTGATCGCCTCGTACCCTATTTTCCACGCATCTTCAGAATAAATATTAAGATAATCTTCATCTCTGAGATCATAAGATTCTCCGGATTCGGTATAAACAGTATCCATAGACCCTTTAATCAGCTTCAGAAATCTGGCAGCTCCTGTTTTATCTCCAGTATCATAGATGCTCAAGGAACTGCCTTTAATCGGATGTATCTCGGAGTAATTATACCATTTACCCTCTTTTTGTATTCCAAGATAAAGCTTAAATTTTGACATATACTCTCCCTTTTTTTTATTTTGACTCTCTCATTTTTTATTGCTCAGATATGTCTTCGATCTCGGTAGGAATCAAGACATAATTTTTACTATCAAATGTCTTTGACTGTCTGTCGAACGCACTTTTTTTGCCTATAGCGCATTCACAATTACTTAGTTCAAAGACAAATACTTCTTCTCTATTGGAACCGGTATTCAAACCGTCATCCGCGGGAGACATGTCATCTTTACCGGCGCCTCTGCCAACGATGTAGACACTGGCTTTTACAGCTTCATCTCCCACCGCCTTAGCCCAGTTCTGAAGAAGATTATATTCCCTTCTATCCTTTCTTAACAGAATAGTAAAAGGAACTTCCCCCATGTCATATATCTGATCGCGGATTTTATACTTTCTATCGCCATCTGCGACATCAATCCTGCCTTCTTCACCTTCGCTAAATTCTCCAATCGAAGAAGGGTATATATAAGTCGCGGGATTGCCGGGCTCGATTTGAATCTCAAAATTCATACTTAAAGCTCTACTCATGATTTATTCCTCCTGTATTTCATTAATTATTTATAAAATTTTCTTTCATGATCTTTAACTCGATAAAGTTGTGACACCCGCTGAAGCTAGAGAAAGTATTACTTCTTCCAACGGTGGCGGGGCAATAAACTGTAAGAAAATTTCTTCTATGCCGTTATTTATGTTCGCGAGAGTATTTATCGTGAAATCATTCACAATGATACACACATCCTTAAACTCGGTATAAGACCCGTCTTCCTTCTGTCCCTGGAACAAATGCCCAGCCTTATATTTTCTATTCATATAAGAAGTGACCACTCTTCTATGGCTTCCTGTACCTGCGATGGCATATTTGTCCTGCTCCACTCCTTTCAGATAGGCAACAATTGATCTCGAATACAGGATCCACTGGAACAATTGATTCTGGAATTTATAGCCGTCATCTGTCGAGAATGTACGCGCAGAATTTATCGTTATGCCTTTCCCTCTCGTAAACCTGCAAATATTTACACTATAATTTCGGATTAATCTTCCCCCTACACCTAGGCTGTCATCGTGGACAAGCCCATTTGTATCTATCAATTTCCCCGCAGCCTTTAAAACCATTTCTGATTTATTGCCTGCGGCGACTTTCGATTCCCCGAATTTCAAGTAAGTATTGAACCAATGCGCCGCTGCGATGCCGGTCATAGGAATGTCTTTCGTGGCAGATATTTTTGTGGGATCATTTACTTTAATCCATTTATCACAAGGCAACATGGCAAATTTTATTCCACCTCTGAGAGACGCCCCAAAATTTTTCAGAGTATCTTCAGTTGCTCCATTTGCGGCCTGAGCATAATAAATGCCCTTATATCCGTCAGTTACGAATCCACTCATATTCTGATTATGAGTGATACTTACGCTCTCCGGGGCTAAAAGAATCGCGAACTCACTATCCGCCAGATAAGTATCGGCTAATGTATTCCAATTCGCGTCATTTGGAGCAGCGCCATCTGATCCGCCGGTAAGAGCCGTCCATGTCGTAAGCTCTGCCGGCAACTGGTCATCGGGATCGCTCGCGTTCGCTGAAGTCACGGCTAATACAACAAAATCCGAACCGGATTCGGTATCATTTACATATTTTGCCAATCCAACAGTATCAGATTTAGCGAATGGATATTGCCATGGATTTTCTATCCTTTGATAACTACCGAGATCATCTTTTACGGCAATTTCAAGTTTCCAATCCAGTCTTGTTACTGTAGTCCCGGAAACGGAAAAGCCTCCTGATTCCGTAAGTGCGGCAAAAGTTACTGTTTTTGTAGAAGGAGTTATGCCGGTAATTACTCTGACTTCCTCATCGCTGCCTTCTACGAATTTTAGATAATTGCCTACTTCAAGATTATCTACACTATCTAAAACCGCAGATGTCGCTGCATCTGCCAATTCAGCGGTTAACTTCATCGTAATATCTTCGATATGGGTTATCTTAATCGCTATCTTATTCCCAAACGCAGATTTATCATCAAGACCTTTTCTGCCTGATTTTATAGTGAATATGGAATCCCCAGCTCCATCCAGAATAGTATATGATGCTTGCGCCGCCGCGGCATCGACAAAACTTAAAACCTTCGACTCGCAATTTATACTATCTTCAAGTTCATCGTAAAAGGATTGAAGAACGTAACCTCCATAATAAGATGAATTAAAACCTCCGCATTTCTTATAGAAATCATTCATGCTGTAGATTTCATCATGGACAATTGGTAATCCGCTGGCATCCACAATTCCACGTTCTGTCTTGCATAGCAAAGCTATCTTAAAAATATCAATATCAGATAAAGCGGAACCGCCTCTCGCCGGAACACGCTGTGCTCTTGCGCCGTATCCCATAATTTATTCCTCCGTACTAAAATTATTTATATCTTCAGACTCTTCTTCAATCTTTTCTTCTCTCTTTCTGCGATTATAAGTTCTTTTAGGTTTGTCCTCTTTTACAAAGTCCTGTATCAATTCCTTGTATTCATCTTTATCTATAACCGGAGATGAATGCTCAAAAGATACATCAAAGAATATTTTCGTTCTCTCTTTCTCTTCCTTGTATATATTCCATGAATCAATAGTAGTCTCCTCGAGAGAGTCTACTTTAATGGCAGAGCCGTCGATTAAATTTATTTGCTGAGGTTCTGATGTTTTGTTTTTGAATTTCATTTTCATATTATTCTACACCTAATGATTCTACTGTTAATGTTAAATCATCTATATAGCCGAAGTCAACTAATAAATAAGGCTGAGGCTGCAACCTGTAATAATACGCCATCCTGGGATTATTGCCGATCTTTTCCTTGTCCGCGAATATAGAAGTCTCCAGATATATATCTACTCTCTCCCCATCGAGCAGGAACTGAAATTCCTCTCCATATTTAAAATTAAACTCCATTATAAGCTGACTTAATTTTGTCTTGCTTTTACAATCAATATAAATCAAAATTCCTAAATTTGCAAGATATTGTTTTAATTTAACTCCATTTTTTGCCGTCATTATCGTGTCTTCTTTCATGGGAGTAATATCATACACTTTTATCCCGCAGATAGGATCCGGTTCCGCACTATCATAATCCTCCCCTCTTACAGGGCAAAGTACGCGTACCTCATCTCCGGATGAGAATGGGTTTACAATGGCTGCCGATAATTCCCCGGATCTGGAATTCAATTCCACTGTCTCTGTTACGCTTCCGCCGTCATCTATTTCTAAAACAGAAGTATCTGTTATATATTCAGAATCAGTATCGGTAAGAGCGATTTCCTCATCACCGGCTTCCACATCGGCGGAAAGCGTGGTTGAATAATCATAATCAAGATTGATGTGATCTTTTAATGCTTTGATGACATCTTCTGCAGAGGTATATGTAACCCTTCTATATCCTATGTAATCTATCATTAACGTCAGATCTGCAACAAGACTGGTAATCACAATCGAAGATATAGTTCCCATCTCCACGCAATTGAGAAGAATATGAGTCCATTTTCCAGTCCTTAAATCGTCCCGGGAGAAGTCATAATTTGTTCCATCTATTGTAAAACGAAAGATATCGCCATCTGTCATTTGATCCTTCAGGAAAACATGAAAGGAGATTTCTTCCCAGTCTGACAAATCAATAGCTGTAAAGGAAAGAGTAACGGATTCGTTTTCAGATTCAAATATCATCTTTTTAGAAGAACCATCAATAGACGTATCTAGATTATTAGATATGGTCACTAATCCACTCGAAGGTGTAAACACCTGAGCTGCGAATTCTGTAAATGCCATTATATTTCACCTGCCATTTTTAAAGGATCCGCTGCATTCGCGTCCGACATAGGCGCCGTCATCATTTTTTCTAAAAATTCATCAACCGCCTTCATATCCTCACCCGACATCATATATTGCAGATAACTCCTAAGCATAAACGGACGGGCAGGTACGATAAGCCAATGTGTACTTTTCTTTAAATGAATTCCCTTATCATGAAGCCATGCCCTGACTTTGGCTCCTTTTTCTCCCTCCCTGCCCCCTAATTCTGCCGAGGCCGGAATTCTATAGCCTGTATGAGCTAATATGGCAGCCCTGGTATAAGTAATATCTTTGTCCGGGATCAAGGGACTATTTTCAAAATAACCGGCTTCGGCAGCATTACCCTTAACAGGTCTAACCCCCATTTTTCGCGCAAGATCTCCGGTATTATATAAAGGATTATGATCGCCGCCCTGAATGGCTCTTGTAGCGTCGCTTATCGGATTAATATCCACCCCTTTGCCTGAAAGCATTTCCACGGTATAATCTTTGAATCTTTTAGCGCGATGAAGCTGAAGATTTGTGGATCCTATAATCTTCCCTATTTTTTTTAATTCCTTCGCAAGATCATTTATATCCTTTTCGTTTATCTTAACTCCAATATTCATTATTTAGAACCGCCGATCACAATATAAAGCCAATCCCCGGCAAAAGCGCTGTAATATTCTATGTATCTTCTTTCATAAAGAACATTATCACATCTTAATTGTGAATATTTTTTCTTCAATTGTTTCAACGTAACTGACATATTATCAACGGCAAGTTTCGACACATAACATAATATATCAACATTCTCCACCCATGTTATTTTTTGCATTACATCCGCACTAAACGGAGCGAATCTTACCGGAAATGCTTTTAAGTCGAGATGCGATGAAGTTATGATGGTTCCAAATTCATCCTTCGCCGTAGAAGTCGCAGGTTTTATAAGTTCGATATCTGAACCCTGAGCGCAAACATTCATTACATGAGTCTGTGCGCGAAGTAGAGCGGAAGCCGTCATTGCGTTATCAATTGCCATTATGCTGCCTCTTTTAATAATTCATCGATTCTATTCAAAAAATCTCGAGGCAGTCTTCTAATATTATGGCGGCACCCATAAGAGAAAATATAATCCGGAGTTGACTTCGCTTCTTGAATTGAATAAATTCCTAATTTTTTTGCAGTAATATCATCAGTAGCTAATAAGCTCATCCCATATATTTTATTACTCAAAATTTTCTGACATATATCCCTATCTTTATTTACTGCGCGATTATCACTTAAATAGTATTCAACAATTTTCTCATCGTTTGCAAGCGCCATTATTTCTACCGTAGTTCTATCCGCGTTTAATAATGTGGTTCTGACGCTCATATCGACATAATAGTCTATTTTAAAATGCATGAATTTTATTCCGGTATCGGTCATCCTCGACGTTACAATGATATTGCCCTCTTCCATTGCCTTATATATTTCTGGATATTTATTCCTCAAAGAGGCCTTGAATCTTTTTATCATTACGTCCATAGCTTCTTCAGGTACTTTTGTCTTCATTAACCTAAAATTCTCCGCCAACATTTCCCGCTGCAGCGTCCTGATACTATTTACAATAAAAATATCCGATTGCGAAAACGTGGCTTGTATAGATTCATCAAATTTAGATAATACTTCATCGATTATTTTATCTTTCACTCCGGCATTATCAAGATTATTATTCTTGAATATCTGAGGCGCATATACGGATTTAATATATTTTGAATAATTATCTTTTAAAAGAGCTATTAAACCAAGAGATAAAAGAGTTATATTTCGGACTAATTTATTCTCTTCTTTTTGCTCTAATAGCCCGGAATCGATTACACCCATATATGATAAGATAACATCTTGATACTTCGTGGAGGGAGGAAGTATAAATTGTTGGATAAATATATCAGTAGCATCCTGGCCGTTACCTTCTTCGAACATCAGAAATAACCAGGATAATTCATCTTCAGTCAGTTCATATTCTTCATAAAAATTTACAGGACTCTTAATATATATGTCAACATAAGGTATCACTCTATTATTGTCCTTTTATCATTCAGATAATTATCATCAGCGCCAAAGATAGTGCACGTTCTTTGTAGCCCGTATATGTCAAAACCCGCATTTTTCCAATAAGTCATGGCCTTATCCCAAAAATCAGTTACGGCTTTGTCCGCCTTAGAAGATGAACTGCTTTCTTTCGTTGTATAGGAATATCCCTCAACCTTCAAACTCTCGTCAGAACTATTCCGTTGCTGATTCTCCGTCATGGTTTTATACTTATTGAACTCATAACATACGGTCCATACCTCAGCCCAATAGAGATATAATTCAGAGGGATAACTGTCAAAATCAATGCCGGTTTTATCCTTCACTGCTATTTCGTCATATCTGGTTTTGCCTATTTTGGGGTAAAAATAAGATAACATTACATCTTCTACTACCAGATTCAAATCAGATTCAAATTCATCATCAGAAGCATAATCATAATAATCATACGTTTTCTTCAGTCTTGATTTTATATCTTCGATTGTATAGGTTTCACTTAACATTATCTTATCTCAGTCCAAATACGGATCACAAAAATCGAGGCATATTATTCCTTAACAGATGGTTTTCTTCCTCTTGCCTTCGGCGCATCCGCTACTGGAACTGCTGCTTCTTCGTTAAGATCTTCAAGCCCTAACTTGTCCAGAGCTTTTTCGTCATCCTCAAAATTATCTTTTGATGGATCCACTCCTACGAAATTTTCATCAAGAGGGTCTTCATCTTCGAAAAATTCGTCAGGGATATTTTCCCCGGAAGTAGTTTTTATTTTTTTTCTGTTATTGATATTTTTTTTGGCCTTATCCTCTGCCATTTCCTCGGCTATCCCTATGACAGAACTTTTCGGAATAGTATAAGGACATTCCCCGTTCACACCTTTAGCTCTGAGAGCCTCATTCACATCAACGGAAAACTGAAAAGCCACTTCTTTCCCATTCCTATCTTTAAGAATGATTTTTCCATTTGCATTCCTACGATATCTCATTTCTTTCTCCTTGTTATTTAATATCTTAAAAACTTCCCCTAAAGAATAGGGGAATATTTTAAATCATCAAATCAAGGATTTGTTAATTTCTCTTTGATAAATATGCGGTATAATTTATACCTGTCACTATGGACCCGCTTACTTCAGTATAAAGCCTCATGTAACGCTTTGGAATTCCATTCACGATTTCATTTCTGAAGGGTAAAACGTACCTGCCTATATACATATCGGCATCGCCCGGAATATTATCCCATTCCGCAGTTCCTGAAGATCCCAGGATTAAACTTGCCACCGCATAAATATCAGACGCAAATGTCGCGCTTGAACTTACTTCGGCATGTATGATGTATTTCTCATCATCCGATGCAACTTCCATGGCAGAGACATCTATTATGATGTCTCCCTCCACAGTTCCTGTCCCAAGATCGAGAATCTTGGCGGCAGCATCTACCAAAGCGGCTGCCGAAGCAGCAATCGCTCCGGCATCTTTTAATTCAAGATCAACATCATAAGTTTTTCTTGCTCTTTCGCTCATTTTTTCCCTCGCTTATACATTGCTTCTTTTTACAAGATATGCTATGCAATCGAAAGTGGTTGTGGTTCCAACTTCATTGAAATACAACCTTAGATAGCGCTTCTGTACTCCGTTTGCAATTTCATTTCTGAAAGGTATGATGTATCTCCCTGTCGTCATATCTACATCTCCGGTAATGACAGCAGCATCTCCAATCTGTAGCGATGCTACACGATAATAATCAGAGGTAAAGGCAGCAACACTGCTGATTTCCACTCCAATAGTAACGGCTTCATCCCCCTGATCTACGTCAATTGCGGAAACATCTACTACGATATCTCCCTCTACTAATCCTTCGCCGAGGTCGAGCACTTTAGCTACCGCAGCGATGTTACCGGCAACATTACCGGTAACGACTGCTCCGTCATGCAATAAGAGTGCATGATCATAAGTCATTGTTTTTCTGTTTGTACTCATGTCATTCCTCCCTTATACCACTACCGCAGCGTCAGAGATTGACCATAACCTCGCCGCAGCTCTGCCATGGAATATTGCGATACCGCAATCCCATTCCACCCTTGTTCTGTAAACCGGTGAGTCATCAACTTCCCCGAGATCTCTTACATCAATATCTCCGCCCTGTATCCCGGTAAACATACCTTCACCAAAACTTACGCAGTATATCGATGTAGCTTTGGCTCCCGCGCTTGCATTGTTCGACACTTCAGTGAAGGGTAAGATGTCATTATTCTCGTTATCTTTATCAACAATAAGAATAGGAAGATCGTTGTAATATGTAACCCTTCTGCCGAAAGCATCAAGTTCATAAGTAACGTATCCACCAACATTGTACAGACGAGCAGCAGCAGACAACCTTCTCCTCATTGCTTTGCTCATAAGCAAATGAGTAGGATTATCAACAGCGTCAATCAACTCGTCCAATTTCGCCAATGATAGCGGATCTCCGTTGTTGGTAGTGCCATTCGGAATAAGTTGATTACCTGTACATCTTACCTGCAGACCATCAAATTCTCTTGGTTCTGAAGTCTGATCTCCTTTTATAAAAGTCTCTGTCCATTTAAGGGCAAGAGCCTTTACCTTCATCATCTCATGAGTTGAACGCATACCCGCGCCCATTCTCTGGACGATAAACCTGTCAACATCCAAGTCTCCACCGGCAATAACCAGCGGTTCCGTCATTGGATTAATAATACCCGTCCCTTCCGTAAAGGCTTCATTTACGCCCCTGAATCCGATACCAGGAAGAGTTTCCTCCCTATTGTATCTCATGGCCGTACCTTCAATAGTCTCGATAGGGAGTTCCCTAAGAAGATCTGAAGATGAAGCGAACATTTCTATAATAGCGGAACGAATCGGATCTCCTGAATAAATCTTCGCAGCTTCTACTAATGTTAATGCCATATCAATTTCCTCCTGATGGCAACAAAAGATTTATTTCGACTCTCTCTTATCTATTTATCTCTTAACACCTTGTTCTCTTGCTTTTGTTAATCTATCGGAAGGTTTCAATTTATCCCACTCCACCCTTCCATAATTCCCCTTGTTCGCCGGAGGTGATCCTCCGCCCGGGGACAAATCTACCTGACGCAGATAAAAATTACGTTCAAGTTCGATCCATCTCTTAAATAACTCTCCCGGAGTGCCTTCTACCACTTCAGGCTTACCGTCTTTATCCTCAAGTGTTAGGGTAACTATAGTTTCAAATTCTCCCGTAGGCTTTCCTTCGCCATCTACTTTTTCGGATATTTTAGCCTTCCCTTCGCTTTCAAAAAGTAAGGATACCTGCCCCGGGTTAAATAACTTCGCATCCCCGAAAGCGCTGAAAATATCAGTTCTTATCGTTGATTTTTCAAATAAGCTTTTCCATTTCTTCAAGTCTTCTCTTGCTGAATTCGCGGCCTTCTCGTGTTCTTTGATCGCTTTTGCCGCATTGGCTTCTGCCCTCTGCTCCGCTGTCATGCTAGCTTCTTTTAATTTATCATACTCCTCCCGGATCTTATTCAAATCCGCGTTATCACTTTTAAGGCTCTCCAATAAAGGATTAAATTCCTCTTTTACCTTTTCCCTTGTCGTGGCGATGGAATGACCAATTATCTCTTTAATGGATGCAGCAATTTCCTCCGGAACTTTTATTTTATTCCCTGACTTTGGATCTGGAATCTCCGCAAATTTTCCGCTAAATTTAAGTTCATCTCCTCCTCCGCCGCCTCCTGGATTATTTGGATCTTCAGCCCAACACCTTACAAAGAAAAATAAATTTAATAACTGCTGAAAAAATCTGAAATTCTTAACTCTCATAAACTCTCCTATTTCTTGTTATTTTGATTCTCTTCTTTGATAACTGATGAAGCGGACATTACATCTACTTTATTCTCAATTATCGTTTTACTCTTATCTATTTCATCATAGATCAATTGTAATATATCAGGCTTTAAATCATTCGCCAACTGTTTTTTTACGAGAAGTTTTAACGTCTCCTGTTGTAATCTCTTAACGGGGTGCATTAAGAGTTCGTTAAGCATCGTGACTTCCGTTTGCAAATCCTTTGAAGAAAAAGCAGAAGTGTATTCAGATTTGATCGCGTTTCCTTTTATAGTTCTGTTTTCCCACCTTGAAGCAGTCCGGAATATCCATTCCTCTGCCCTTCCCATCATCAGCGCTCCGGATTGAAGCAACGCCCTCATCTTCTGAAAATCTATTTCTTTGGCGACTCCGGACTTGACAAACTCTTTCGTTTCATCTGTGGATAACCCTACTTTTTTCATTACCTCGGACATATAAAATTCTATGGCATTGATAAAGGGATCTATCTCTGTAAGATTCGCCCCAATAAAACCCGGAGAAAATTTCGCATCTATGTCGACAGGAATAATAGACAACGGGCCGACTCCGCCATTGATAAGACTAACCGGAGCCTTGCCGTCTTTGCTGGGATAAACCAACATTTTAAATGTACCCGATGCCAGCATCTCGTCCATATAACTCATATTGTTATATATAAGTTTGCAAATCATAGCAATGTCTTCACAAACGGTTTCTCCTATGAAGTCGTTATTGTCGTCACGCCAGCTTATGAAATTAAAAGGAACATAACCTATTTTATGCGGGCGCGGTTCCTCCGGCACAACAGCTTTATTATCGACTAAAATAAAATGCTGACAATATTCTCTCGTCCATAACGTATATTTAACGATATCTTTGCCCACGGCAAATGGATCGGGATGGCTTCGATATGAATTATCAAGGATCACCCAATTCAGTTCTCCATCATGAGAATTTATATCGAAATCCCTTATCTTAAAAGGAAGATACAAAATTGCGTAAGGATTTACTCCATTATCAAGCCTGTCTTTTTTTGTGCGAATTATATCGGGATTAAAATCGGGAGAATCTACAAGGATGCCGCAGGTAAACATAAAGGAATGGGCGGCAACAATCCTCATAAACTCATTAAGTTTTTTCTTTCCCGAAACCTGATCGAGGAGATAATTAAGTTCTTTCGGAATCGTGCGTATGGGTTCATTTAGAAATAAAAGGCCGCTAAGCATATCCACTACCGGAGACATCTGATTGGGATAAACCGCCCTTTCTTTTCTCTTAGCGAACGATCCGTTACTTTCTTTGGGATATTGAATAAGATAATTACCATTCTTGAATTGTAAACCGCCGATATAACTATCGTAAATAAGCTTCCAATTATCTTGTTTATTTTTTAATTCAGGATGTCTTTGATTAAAAATTATTAAATTGGTATCAGTCGCCATCTATTATCACTTCTTTTTATTTAAAGCGCTCTTATCGCCGAGCAAGCGAACTGTACCTTATCGCGGTTGACTTTCGAAAAATAAACAACAAAGAGAGTAAATTTTTGAAAGAGAGTCAAAAATTAGCGCTAAAAGCGCTATACTTAATCTATATATTTAACCCATTTTAAAGTCAAGCAATTATTTATAATGCTCCGGAATATCTTGTAAATTCAAAATGAGGACGCCTAAAATAAGATATTATCATCTCCATGCAGTCCGGATAGTCATCATTGCCATAAGCGCCATAAAATACTATCTGGTTCATCGCCTCGGGGTACCTGCGCTCGTAATCAGACAGGAACCGTACATACCCGGAATATAAATCAGGCTGCGTGGAAACAATTCTTTCGTTTTTATTGCTATCGCTACCGTGGTGTACGGGGTCAATATCTATTCTCCAGTTCAATCTGGCATGAGCATCTTTAATGGCCTTTTCCACTAGGGTAACGCCATTATTTTCATACACCATTTTCCGACAGCGATATAATTTATTCTTCGCCGCGATCTGATGTATAAGAAGCGTCAATTCCACTTTTTCATCTATGTTATCAAAGAAAGTTATGGTGTCATTATAATAATGCGCCCACCATACCGCGGGAAAGTCACTATGTTTTTTACCTAAGCTGGGGTCAAATCCACAGATGATCTGGCCGTATCTGAATACTTCTTTAAACTGAGAAGGGCGAACAAAGGTAAGACGTTTTAAATCGAAAGTTTGTAAACCTTCGGACAACGGAGAGTTCAAATATTGGCAACTCCAAAATATTTCCGACATCGTTCCTTTTAATTCCAGTATCTGCTTATCTGTGAATAATTCCGGATAGAAGGAATGACCATCAGACCCTATAATAGATTCAGATTCTATATCCCATTCCTGTTTTTTCTCCTTGACCAGTTTCTCCATTATGTACCACACTAGATCTCTAAGATGCCAGCGCGTTCCTATATAATAAAGAGATTCAAAAGTTATGTCATTCTTCTCATCATAAAAGGGTACGATAAGAGGGTTAAGAGTATCAAACCACCTCTCCTTATTTGTTCTCTCCAATTCATGATTACGGTCTTCTTCGTTCAAGGGGTCATCAATAATTATTATATTCGGATGAACACCAACAGTAGAGCTTCCGGAAGTTCTTAAAATAAGAGAAAATCCTTTTCCTTTCCTCCCGCGAAGATTAAATACGTCTGAAGTATTTTTAGCAGAGTCGTCTCTGACAACCCCAAAAATAAAAGAATATAACGTTTCGTTTTTATCCGTACCTACATAAGAACTCAAAGAATCTGCAATTTCATCAAGAAGAAGTTTATTAGAAGATGTGTAAAATATTCTAACTTGAGGAGAGATATACCCCCATATCCACAGAACAAAAGATATCCCATATAAGGTAGACTTGTACGTCGCCCGGGGCTTCAGCCTCATTACTCTTTTTTTTCCCTTCTTTACCGCAGTGATAAGATCATCCGCCCATCTCTTATGAGTTTGTTCCGTAAGAAGATTAAATTCCAGGACATGTTTAGCAAAGAAAAATAAATCGGAACTTCTCTCCACTACGACAGCACAGAGAGTAGTTATTTCAGTCTGAGAAAGCGTTATCTCTTTATTAAGATGCTGTTTTATTAAAAACAGGGCTTTTAAAGCTCTGTCTCTGGCGTGTTCCTGCTCGGGATCAATTCCCTTCTTCTTCTTTGACTGTCTCTCCTTCCACTGTTGCCTCCGTTGTAATCGCTGCTCTTCCGTCAGGTTCAGATAATTGGAAATTTCCATCTTCTATTTCCTGCCTTAACTCCTCTAATGATTTACTCTCAAGCACCTGTAATATATTAAATACAGTCTCTCTTTTATTCACATTTACTTCTATGGGTCCGCCCTCAGCGCCGGTAATTTCCTTTATCTTCTTATCCGGAATGGCTTTCTTCAGCAACTGTACCGCACAATTCATCCTATACCATTTATCAGGAACATTAGCTTCTACCAGAGTGCCGTCTTTGCTATAAACATTAGTAGTCGCTTTTAATCCATCGATAAGCACTTGTATCGCGGGTAATATACCCTCATCAAGTTTAGCTATCGCCTGGGGATAATTTTTAAACATGAGGGCCTTGGGTGTGCGTCCTGATCCGGGGAGACCTCCACCGGGCCCGGATACAACCGGCGTGTTTCCTTTCCTTGCCAATTTTACTCTCTCTTTTTTTTATTTTATATTTTTAACGCCCGCGAACTTTTTTAAGTCTTGGGTTTTTACGCTTCGCCGCTTTACTCGCGTTGCGTGAGGACGAAGCCAATATCGCGTTGGCCCCTTTCATGGATATTCCTTGTTCCCCCGCTATCTTTTTGGCTACAGCTTTAAAACCGAGACGCTTCTTTGTATTTGCCATCTTTATATTCCTCCGTTTATATCTATGATAATAAAAAAAAGACTGCGCGTGTGCAGTCTTTAACATTAAAACATTATCGAGTCAAGTTTTTTTACTTCACGGAAACCCCATTTTCTACGGGGCTGTTCTACGGAGGCAGAGAGAATCGAACTCCCGAGCCATTTCTGACCACTTGTTTTCAAGACAAGCCCCTAAAACCAACCGGATTACCTCCATGCTGCGGTTATAATACAATGCTACGAATGAATAATCAATCTATTTTCCTGAATAATATAGCCCGCAATGCTAAGAGACAAAAGATTAAAGATAATACAAATATTAGTGAACTACCAACATTATTTCTTTATGCTCCTGTCCCGCGACGGTTTGCCCCTTAATATATACGGCTTTTTAATATTAAACTCTTTCCTGTTCGACAAAGCCTGAGCCGCTGCCGCGGTAATTTTTATCCCTCTTTTTCTAAACTCGGTTACAGCTACGATATGTTCCGTTACCCGAGGCAAGAGATATATCTCCCTCGCGATCATCAATCTTTCCTCTGTCCAGAATCTATTATTTCCCATCGTTCCTCACATTAAATTTAAAATGCCGATAATTATCAATCTCCATACCACCCAGTAATAAAAAATAAATGCCATAAAAAGTATGATCAAGAGAAAGATTAATCCTGTGACGTATTCTTTTACGGATTGTTTCATTATGGACGCCTCCTTTAATTCTCCTTTAATTGTTCCTGTATCTTTGGGAATTGTTTCCTGTATATATTCGTGAAGGAATCCCACTCCCCGGAACTGCTTAACAGGCTCTGCTCGGCCTTCTTAACGTACTCGCCCGCGGCCCCGATCTTAACCCTGGTGCTGGTATAGCTTGTTTCAAAGTCCTGCACCATCTGTTCAAATTTTAAAATAGCTTCTCTGCGTTCTTCCTTTTCTTTTCTTAATCTATGTATTTCGGAATCCCTTTCCTCCAGGAGAGTTTTCCATTTATTCGCCTCTTGTGTCCTTACTATCTCAATTTCCCGCTTATAATGCAGATGCAGTTCACTAATCTCCTTATCCTTCAGAGCTATCGCGGCATCACGGGAATCGCTTATTACGAGCATCTCCTCTCTTAGCTTCTTCTCGAATTTCTTTCTATATTCCTTACGAATCCGGGCCTTGAACTTTATCCTCCAATCCTGACGCCATTTCTTCAATAATTTCATATTTTCTACCTTTTACTTATATATCGGAATAAATCAGAAAAATACCCTAAGAAAAATTATTGGAAAATTTTATGAAGGAAAAAGTTCTGTGATAGGGAGAAAACATATTATTTATCTGGTAAGAGGGCAACTTAGAAGATAAATCGTACCCTGTGCCTCCTTGATAGATAGAATCCGCAATAATATTGATAACAGGTTCTTTAGAGAAAGTAAATACTTTGCTCTTATATACAACATCATAGGCTCCGCCATCTCTTACAAACGCAACGGAATCTCCTATAGTTTTATGATATGCTGATATCCGCATCAACGCCAGGTTCGGGAATCTTTTCCCATCCACATCCAATAATCCTATATTCATGTCATTACTCCATTTCTTGCGAACCAGGCGGAAGCTTCACCCCTGCTTATTCTGAAGCAACATGGCCATAACCTGGAGGAATCCTCTACGGTATAATATATTTTATCATTTTTGTATATAATACCGTCGACAAAGCTTATATACCATGGGTCCATAGGGTCCTTGTCACTATATTTCGTCACAAGTACATATTCTCCCATTTTAGGTTTTTTAACTCTTCTCATTATCTATATATCGGAATTTTATAGAAAAAGACCCTAGAAAAAAATATTGTAAAATTTTAAAGGAATGATGGTTTCTAATAGAGAGATTTATCTAATAAGAGGGTGATATATACAATTATCATGAGGCGCATTAACCCATACCGTCCATATAACTTCCATAGTAGGAGAGCTCCCTTTTTTACTGAAATAAAAATCAGGTCTCCAAGTAAGAGGTAATATATAAGCAGGATTTGTATCCATAAACAAGGAATATCTTTTCCTAGAGTGCCAATATTGACTTTTTAATAACATTGCTGTGATAAAATGTTTTTCAGCAATAGCTTTCCTGATAAATGCTTCTGAATGTTTAAAAGGGGGATTTGTTATCAACGCAGTATTTTCAGATCCTGGATAAGGAGTTGTTAAATAGTCTGTATCTCCCACCCCATAACATTCAAGGATAATGTCCGAGGATTGTACTCGAAGGAAATATTTTTCTAAAATCTTTACCATTTCACCAGTACCACAGGCGGGTTCAATACAAGTCATAGTAGATAATTCATATAATTTATTAAGATATTCTAATAAAGCAGCAGTAACCTGTGGAGGAGTAGGGTAATAATCTAATTCTCTCCTATCTTTATCTTTATTTAAACCATTAACAAGCATCGTACCTGTAAGCATTCATTTACTCCATAACATATATATCGGAATATAATAAAGAAATACTTAATAGAAATAAGGGGGTAGGAAAAAATTCCTATAAAATTATACGGGAGTAATGTCTCGTAATAGAAGGGAGAGGATATTATAGGAAATGGAGGCCAGAAAAAATTTCCATAAAATTATACGAGGTTGAACAACGTGTAATAGGCTATAGGACATGGTTTTATGTTTTATGGACATTTATATGAAAATGTCCATATAGTATTACTTCCTCTAATATATGTTATGTCTCATAGCACTATCAGTCTTATAAAAAGCTTATATAATCAGGTTATATATATCGTATTATTTGAATATATAGATAAATAGATAGTATGCCGCCATATATTTCTTTCCCTGCTTTTGCCCTGTATCCTGTATATTTTTCTTTATTTTCTTACCCTTTACTCTTACTATATATCGGGTATTGTATAATCGATCAATTCGAAGAAATATATTATATCCTGTTTATTATCATTACTTTATTGTTTATCTCTTATTGTTTATATTTCTTTTATATCGGATATTGTTGTTTATATATCCTGTATTGTATATATCCTGTATTGTATAATCAATCAATTTAATGTAATATATAATATCCTGTTTAGCTCTATTATATCGTATTATTTGAATATATAAATAATACATTATATACAGATACTCTATATCTCTATATTATTTGATTGTTATATCCTGTTTATTATTATCTATATGTCTATATGTCTATTGCTCTTATAGATATATTTATTTTATATCGGACATTATTTTATTTTTCCCTGAATTTATCTATTTTTTATTAAAAAAAGTTCAATTTTTGCCTGTTTTTGTTTACATACGTAAACTTTTTTCACTTTTTTTTCTTTTTTTTCTTGACTTTTAACCGATATTATTACTATATTATATATGTAAAGTACAACTGGTTATTTGAAATTCGACGATTTAAAACTTAATTTTAAGATTAAGGCTTTGCAACACTGTATAATCCGGGTATATCCCGATCAATACGGCAAAAGCAAAATAATTAAATCTAATAACCCTATATAATTAACCCTAAACTTAACACAAAGACAAATATATTATCCTGTCCGGTTTATATCTTTTTATAAATCGTCGAATCTGGAATAAATAATATATTTGCAGTTTTTAATATGTTACTATTTAAGACAATGCAAATTGTCTTATCTAGTAAGATATTAATTTTTATCTTAAATCTAATTAATAAAGGGTTAATATTATGTTAGATAAAAAGACTTTAGAAATATTATCACAAGCGGTGTTATTGTTAGCGGCAGTAATTTCTTACTATGCTTTAAAATCAAAAATAAAAAAACAGGTAAAATAATATGAAAATTGTAAATGAAACAAAATTTGTTAAATGTTATGACCTGAAAGGTAATGTCCAGTATGTAAAAACAATTTTTGAAAAAGACAAAACAGGAAAAATATTTTCTCGCCGCTTAGCATTGAGACAAAAAAGAGTCGCTTAAAAGTTTTATGTTTTGACTGTATTAAATACAGTCATTACATAAGATTTTTTAAATCTTATACTATAATTATAAAGGGTGATTATATGATTGATTTTAAAAAAGAAATATGCAAACAAAAAAACGGAATAGAATCAGAATATAATATAAAAATATATCACATCGCTGAAGAGATAAAATATAAAGATAGAGATAATATATTTTTATGGAGTGACTACAAAATATTCTGGTTTAATTACTGTAAATAAAAGATTTATAAACAGGACATTTTAAAAGTGTCCTGTAATAAGTTTTTTATAAACTTAAATTTAATTATAAAGGGGTTAATATTATGAAAATAACAAAATCTCAATACAACAAAGTGAAAGAAATATTAACGAATGATTGCATGGCAATAGCAAAAGAAAAAGTGAAAGAATTATATCCGGAATACAACAGCTACAAACTATGTATGGCCGTTTTATACGATTATAAATATTTAATAGTAATTTAAAAAATACCACATGGTATATTAGCACACCAAACCGGAGCAATCCGGCAAATAAAAAAATACCCGGCTCAAAATGCCGGGTTAGATTGTCCGGGAAAACAAATTATGAAAACAAATTATAAAACAACTATAAAAAATATGACTGAAGAAAGACTTTTAAAATTTTTAGATAGGTACGAATCAAGACTTACTAATGTTGTCTGGGATAATGATGATTCAATTTTGCCAAAATTTATTTATGCAAAACAAATTTTAAAAAAGAATTTCAATAAAATCTGGTAAGCCGGAGCAATCCGGCAACTTTTAATTTAAAAATCAGATACTTTGACAGGGATTAATTTTCCTGCCATTTTATACGGTTTTTAATAATCGTAAATATTAATTATAAAGGGTTAATACTATGTTAAAAGAAAAAATGATTGCTGATTTACAAGTTAAAATTCAGGAATACTGCGACAAAAACCCGGTCAAGATTGATTTTGACCGCAGCGACAATTTGTCAAAAAATCAAATTATTTCTATTCTAGAAGAGGGAAGCGATAATTTTTGCAATGAACTTTATGAAAATAATCTAGATTATATCTTTCAGCAGGAAGATTTTTTTAAGGAAGAAATAATATTTGATCATTTTAAATCAAAAATTGCTGAAATATTACTTTCAGATCATTCAGAATCTGAAATTGACGATAAACTGATAAAAGAATTTATCAATGAACTGGAGATTTATCCGGTTGTAAATTTGAATTATGATCAATTACTTAATACTGAAATATTGGCAAGTCTGATATTTTATTCAAATTATGACTGTACTAATTCAATGGATACTATGTCGGAAAAAGGTTATTTGTCGGAGATTTTCAAAGTAGTAAGGAAGGGAATAAAAAAAGATGATTATCTTTCTGAACATGCGAATGTATACGGAGCTTGTTTACTGGAATTACCGTTTACTATTTCTTTAAATGATTTTCTTGAATTAAAGGAAAAAATCAAAACTTGTAAATCAATAGAAATTCCCAAAAATACTCAATTCGGTTTTTTCGGCGAATTCCTGGGATCAGGCAGTCAATTTGAGAATAAGACGTTTAAAAAAATGACAATTCCTGTTTGTTACGGCAACGCAAAATATGATCGCATAGGAATAAAAGCCGACGCTCAGCGCAGTTATAATTATGATTCTGTTTACGGCGGATTTCAAACGGATTGCTTTAATTTCAAATTAAAGTAAAAAGTTTTTCCCATGAGTAATAATATTATTACTCATGGATAAGAATTTTTTAAATTCTTAATACTAATTATAAAGGGGTAAAATTATATGAATTATAAAATGATAAAAGAATCTTTAATAAAAGAATTTGACGCAAATACGGAAAAAGCAATTGAAATTTTAGTAAAAAATGGGTATGTATACGATGCAATATTAGAAACAATTAAAAATTATAAATCTGATATAATATCCGATTTAATTAATACAAAAAATATCAATGACATTGAAAAAGTATTTAATCGAATGAATTTTAAAATGTCATTAAGTGAATGGATCGAAAGTTATTAAAATTTTTATATCAGCAGGGAATTATATATTCCCTGTCTTTATAAGATTTTTAAAAATCTTAAATAAATTATAAAGGGTTAAAATTATATGAAAAATACAAAACTGTATTATTTTATCGTCGGGGTATTCGCTGAGCGTGCAGGACTTGTATTAAATTATGATCAAGTAATGCTTTTTATGAAATTGAGAAAACTTTATAAACAGCATCAGCGGCAATGCGAAAATTCATGTAATGGTAAGGGGTATATTCCCCGCAAAGGTCATTTTTCCATAACTGATAAAAACGCATATATTAAAGATGATTTTACTGTATTTGATCGGGAAATAGAATTGATTGAAGGAAAAATAAAAGAGTACGCAGGGAAAATAAATATCAGCGAATTTATTTCAATCATTCCTGAATTTCAACATGATCCGCGCGGCGGAACAGTAAATTTATTCTATGCTTTAAAAAATAGTGATGATAAATATAATAAGAATGTTTCCGATATTCTTTACGGTTATTAATCAATTTATATTTCAGGGATAATATTTTATTATCCCTGTTTTATAAGTCTATTAAAAAGACTTAAATAAATTATAAAGGGTTAATACTATGGAAAAAATTATAATTAATAATTATCGCTGGTTTTATGACGATAAAACTAATTTTATTTATGAATCGGAAAATAAAAAGAAATATATAAAAATTTCTGATTTTACACCGCAGGAACAACAACAAATATATAATTATATACATTATAATAAACCGATGATAAATCATAATTTTTAATATGTTTATACTTAGGGAAAAATAATTTTCCCTTTGCATAAGTCTATTAAGACTTAAATAAAATTATAAAGGGGTTAATATATGAAAGTATATGTTAAAGGAATTGGGACAGGAATTGTAATAAAAGAATTAAGGACAATTTATATTGTAAAATTAACCGGCAAAAATAAAGACTGGTACGGCGTAAACTGGTTTTTCAAGACAAGCTGTTTACGTCCACTTTAAAATTTTTATCATTAGAGATTAATATATCTCTAGTGATAAGGTTTTTAAAACCTTAAATTTAATTATAAAGGGTTAATATTATGAATAAAAAAGTTGAATCATGGTTACCGGTATTCCCAGGTTTTTACAATACTCTTTTTGAACCTGATAATGATTATATCATACAGGATTTAAAAGAATCGATCGAAAATAAAAAAACTGGAAACAGTGAAATTGATTTATTATTAGTGAATAATAACAGCGAAGAATTATCAAAAAAGATTGAATCATTCATAAACAATAAATCTTATGATCATTTTAAAAATCGGGAATATGAAACAGCGGTTTGCAAAAAATGCGCTTCAGAAATTGAATCAATATTAGTGAAAAATAATCTGATAAAGAAATTGAATTATCAGAAAATTGTTTCGCCTAGAGAATACAATTTTTACAACGATTCCGTAAATATTGAAATTGTATTCACAAAGGAAAATATTGATAATATTAAAAAATTGATTTCTGATAATATGGAAGAATGGACGCAATATTTAAGGGATCATTACACAAGTTACGACGGTTTTTGGTCAAGTTTTGATAATTTTCCGGATTCTTCAGATTGGAATATTGACACTGCGTTAATGTTAAATCACCAATCGGGATCAATTCTTCAATTCATCTTAACTGATATTCTGGATATTGACAGCGAATACTTATATTACGCAGTGTTTGACGGTAATTTTTCCGTAACTAAATTTTTTGATTACGACAAATTTTATATCGCCTTAATTGACGATATAAAAAAATATGTTTCAGAATTACAGGAAACAAAAAATAAATATCAGGAATTTTTAAACCTGATAGCGTCAAATTCTGTAGTCATTGACCATAACGAAAAATCAATTTCTATCCCGGCAATCAATTTCAAAACAACTGGGGTATTCGCCGAAAAATATATTAGCGAAAATTAATCAATTTATATTTCAGGGATAATATTTTATTATCCCTGTTTTATAAGTCTATTAAAAAGACTTAAATAAATTATAAAGGGGTTTATTATATGAAAAAGCAAAGAGTAATATTATTTAATGTTTCCGCTGTGCGCTGGTTCGACAAAGTAAATGGTAATACTTATCATTCTGTAAATATCGAACGCATAAAAGACGGAAAAATATTTGTTTCTGATCCTGTAGTTTACGGATACGGCGAACATTACAAGCAAACAGCATTGGCGATTATGTTTGAGAATAATCTATTACCGAAAAAATATAATAAAGATAATTACAGAATGTATGAAAGGGAAAATAATTATCCCATTATATGGAATGTCAGCGACGGTTTAAAGCGTGACATGATAGCGAATGTAAAATAAAAGTTTTGTGTTTTGACCTGATATATTCAGGTCATTGCATAAGATTTTTTAAAATCTTAACAATAATTATAAAGGGGTTTAATTATATGACAAAGGAACAATTTAAAGTAAAATATGAAGAGCTGATCAATAATTGTGATTTCAAGTCATTTTTGAAGTCTGAGGGCGAACGCTTATTAATCAGTGGCGGGATCAATAAAGAGGATTACAGCGACGATTTTATTCTTCCTAGAATAATTTTACAGGCTGCAATTAAAAATATTCATATCGGGAATAGGGAACAAGACAAGAAAGCAATCAAAAATCTATCGTATTTTTAATGTATTTATGCTTAGGGAAAAATTATTTTCCCTTTGTATAAGTCTATTAAGACTTAAATAAAATTATAAAGGGTTAATGTAATGGAACTAGTTATTAAAATCAATCTGGATAACGACGCATTTAGCGACGAACCAGGTCAGGAAGTCTCTAGAATCTTGTCAGAGTACAGCAAAAAAATTGCAGTGAATGACGATATAAAATCGTTATTTGACAGATTCAATGATTTTAACGGAAACAGCGTCGGCACTGCGGAAATATTTCTATATCCTGCCGGAAAAATAGAAGAAAAACCAGCCAGCGACAGCGAACCCGAAATTAATATTGTCATAGGGATACAATCCGGGTTTGTCTCTTATGTCGCAACAGACAGCGAGAAATCAATTAATTGTATCATTGCTGATTATGATGCAAGAGACACTGAAGACGGTCCTGAATTATCCTATGAAATAGTTTACAAGGACAAAAATAAATTCAGGGAATACGCAGAAGAAATTGAAGACGAAGCCGGGGAATATTAAAGCGTTACTCTTTGACCTGTATAAACGGGTCATTGAGTAAACCTTTAAGGTTTAAATATAATTATAAAGGGGTTAATATTATGAAAGCAAAATACTGGATCGTAGAGGACGGATTAGAAAGGAAAGGAACGGCGAAGGATTTCAAATATTATTATAATGATTTCTGCAAATCCGTCATGGATGATAAAGGTAATGTTTTCGATAAAGGCGGAATACCTTTAAAAGATGTCGCATTAATTTATAATCCGCAGGGAATAGCAATCGCAGGAAGAAATTAAACATTTTACTCTATAGGTATATATACCTATAGAGTAAAGTTTTTAAAAACTTTAAATATAATTATAAAGGGGTTAATACTATGCAGGTATATCTTATCAAATCAGGCGAAAGCAGAAACGGAAACAAATTATCGCATGATGATCACGGCGAATTCTTTCTTCATGAAGGTGACGCCGAGACAAGAGTTAAAGAATTAAAAGAAATAGTGAATGCTGATTTCCATGTCGTAAAAGCTGAACTGATTGAAACAAACGATAAATATGGAACTACGATTGCGATTGTAGATACATGGGAGACTGCGGACGTCTACGAAAAAGCGGAAGAAATGGATGTCGAAATAAACAATATTCAGGCTGGCGAGGTTCTGGATCATATCTCAAGACATACAGATAATGAATACGGTATGAATTGGGATGCGGTAGAAAACGCAATAAGAGAAATCGTAAAAAATTAAAAGTTTTACTCTTTCCCTGTACGCAGGGATTGAGTAAGGTTTTTTAAACGCTTAACAAAATTATAAAAGGGAGAGTCAATACTATGTATGAAGAACTCTATACGAAAGAAGTAGAAAAAGCTATTAATATCACGGTAAAAAATATTCATCAAACTACTGGGATAGACAGGGATGAGCTTTTAGAAGTAGCACACGATACATTTATGCTGTGCGCAGAAAAATTCAATCCCTCTGCAGCTAAGTTTCATACCTTCTACTCAAAATCTCTGTTCTGGAAAATGTATAATTACGCACGCCGGGGAAGTATAAACGGCGGCAAGAAAAAGAACGGGGAGTTCTACGGTAGAATGCAGGAAAATCAGGAATTGGAACGGTATCATCAATATACTGATTCTATCAACTCAGAAGATAACGGAAGCGATTCCCTTAATCTGCCCCAGGGGGCTATGTTCTGCGGGAGAGAGGTAAAGGGATGGAAAGAGGAAGAAAGCGATCTTCTTATCGACATCACGCTTCAGAGCATGAGCAGGGACGCACGGCAGATGCATGATGAAATTATTTATAACTATAATTTCATCATGGAACGTAATTTCCGGGAACGCTCAAATATGAGCCGGGCGAAAGCGAAACAGCACGCAATCTATGATTACTTTCATGGCAAAGGCTGGGACGAATACAGAATCACATCAGCACTTCGGGAGATCCGAGAAAATCTAAAAGCAGCATAACGGAGGATTTATATGATAACTTTTTTTAAAGAAAATAATATTTATTATGCTATTGCAAAATCTAATTATTTGATAAACGATGGTCCTAAACTTAGAAAAGTAATTTTTGACCAGAATAACAAATGTAAAATCAAAAATTATTGGGAATCGGAAGTGGAATATTCAAAAGAAGAAATAGATAAATCAATTATGATGAACTTCTAAGTTTTATGTTTGTCTCCTGCGGGGGACTTACATAAACCCTTGAGGGTTTACAAATCTATAATTATAAAGGGATAATTATTATGACAGTAAAAGAATTGAAAGAAACACTTAACGATGTAAGAATAGACGAGAATTGGATCGTTGAAATTGGGATTGTTCCTTACTCCAGTAAAAATGCCCTTGCTACGAAATGGTCAGATGCTTTAAGGCTTGTTTCATTAAACTGGGGCAGTAATAAATTACGCTTTGATTTATATCTGCAAAAACAATGAATAATAACCCCGTGAGAGCGGGGTTTTCTTTTGATAAAAACAATAAATATTCCGATATATAATATATAAAGGGCTAAAACTATGGAAAACTATACCGAGTTAAGACAGGCACTGACAGCACTAAATAATGTATGTGACGGCGCATCATCACAGGATCAGCAGGGGTTTAATAGGTTTGATTCTCCATTCGCACGAGACCTGGCGGCGAAACCGTCATGGACTTATAACATGGCGAATGCTGTGCATAAAATGTTGAGCAAATACAAAAATCAGCTTTCAGGAATGGAAATACTTTACGACAAAATACCCGTGCCTTCGCCTACGGATCAGCAGATAGTAAGACCATCATATAAAACCGCAGCAGTTAAAAATGATATGATTTATCTTAATTTCGGCGGATCGACAGAAGAATTTAAAAAAATTCTGGAAGAAATACGGAGGCTGCCGGGCAGGGTATGGAATAAAGATGAAAAGCAGTGGAGCCTGCCTGCGAATAAATACAGTTATGATAAGCTGAGCGAATTAGGGTTTGAGATTAAAGGTGGAAAAATAGAAGAAGTGAAGCCTGCCGATATCAATGTCTCGCTGCAAACAGGATTGAAGTTATATCCCTTCCAAGAGGAAGGAGTGCAGCTACTTGAAAAATTCAATGGCAGGGCATTACTCGCAGACGATATGGGCCTTGGAAAAAGTGCACAATCAATTGTCTATATGAAGTTACATCCCGAATTAAGACCTGCGCTCATAGTAGTACCGGCAACTCTTAAACTTAACTGGCATAGGGAAATTAAGAAATGGATGCCGGAAGAAGGTGATAACGTTCAAATCATACAGGGACGGCAATCCGTGTTCTATGATGATAAAAAGATAACGATCATAAATTATGACATATTAAAAGATTACCTTGAATTACTAATGGAAATGAATTTTAAGATAATGATCATAGATGAATCCTCAGCTATCAAAAACCCGAAGGCAATGAGAACGAAAGCGGTCAAAAAAATATCAAGAAAAATGGAAAAAATAATATGCCTCTCCGGAACTCCAATTATGAACCGGCCAATAGAATTTTTTACCACTTTAAATATGCTTGATCCAAAATTATTCCCTAACTGGTATCATTTCGGAATGGAATATTGTGGAAGTATGGAAGACGGTTTCAAAGGGCATAGCAATACTGATAAGCTGCATAAAATCCTTGTAAATTCATTCATGATACGCAGATTAAAAAAAGACGTCCTAAAGGATCTTCCCCTCAAGCAGAGAAGTGTTATCCCCATGGAAATAAATAACAGAAAGGAATATGAAAAAGCTGAAGCGGACATTATAAATTATCTGCATGAAACGGAAGGGCAGGAATCAGCTATTCGCGCTACAATGGCGGAAGTTCTCGTTAAATTTGAAAAATTAAAACAATTAACTGTAGCTGGAAAAAGGGAGCAGATATTTTCCTGGATAGATACGTTCCTGGAATCTGGAGAAAAACTTATACTATTTTGTGTTCATCACTCCGCTATAGATATGATTATGAAGAAATATCCTGATATTGCGGTAAAACTTGACGGCAGGGATAACATGAATCAGAAGCAGAAATCTGTAGATGAGTTTCAGAACAACCCTGATATAAAATTATTTGCAGGAAACATAAAAGCTGCCGGCATGGGTATTACTTTGACTGCTGCAAGTAATGTAGCTTTCATTGAATTGGATTGGATCCCGGCGTCTCATGATCAGGCAGAAGATAGAAGTTTAAGAATAGGACAGAAAGCAGCTTCTGTGAATATATATTATCTCCTCGGAGAAAATACTATCGATGAGGATATGGCGGAAATAATAGATAAGAAGAGGCAGGTAATAACAGCTATCATGGACGGAGAAGCACCTGAAGATGAGAATATGCTTACAATTTTAATGAATAGATACAGGAAAAAGTAATGGATAATAAAGATTTTGATCAAAATATATTTAATTTAGAACCAGGTGATTGTTTTTATAATCATCAGGATCATTATAAACATCATATAGTTTTATTGTTACTTAACGAGCCTATTCCGCAAATAATATATAAATATTTCGGAAAACATAAACGATGGTGGCATTACCAGATAGAATCTATGTATGGTTTTAATTTGATGTGGGAATCAAAATTATATGCACCTTCAATAAATGAATTAAGGACAAAATAATGGTATATTTCATACATTTTGACCGTGATTACAAAGGCTGCTGTCATTACCTGGGGTTCTGTAAAGATGGAAATATGGAGAAAAGACTGGAAAGACATCGCGCAGGTAATGGGGCTAAACTTCTCCGGGCGCTGAATATTGCAGGCATTAATTATAAAGTGGTCAGAATCTGGGAAGATGGTGATCAAAATTTTGAGAGAAGATTAAAGAATCAAAAAAATGCAAAAAGATATTGCCCTGTTTGCAATCCTGAAACTTATAATAAAAGAAAAATAAAATAATGCCATACGCTTTTGAAAATAAAAGGAACAGATTCATTCTAAAGCAGATTGATAAAGACCGGAGGATAAAATTATCTGAAACAGATAGGGAACAAATTAAAAAATTATATCAGGAAGGAAATTCTATCCGGGGGCATGGCTCGTTCCTTTAAAGTTGATAAAAGATTAATACAATTTATTTTATTCCCTGAAAGATTAGAATTAAATAAAAAGTTAAGGCAAAAAAGAGGTGGATCAAAACAATATTACATAAAAGAGAGACAAACAAAAGCAATTAGAGAACATAGAAATTATAAATATAAAATATATAAGGAGAAGATAATGGCATATATTACAGAAAGTGATCTAAACGAGATTAAAAGGATAGCAGTTAGAGCAGTGCAAGAAAACACTTTACAAAGCAAACAGGACGCATTGTGGCAGATATTAGATATATTTAATTATAGCCCGGAAGATATCACAAACGCTAATCCTCCATCATATTGGGAGGACAAGGGTTAAAATGGAAAATATACCAAAACTCTGTGAATGCGGCTGCGGAAAGTTTACTATGAAGAGTAAATATACAAAAAAATATAATAATTTTATCAAAGGACACTCTACCAGAAAAAATTATCCCACTGTTAATACTACACATTTTTGTAAATGTGGTTGTGGACTATTAACCAAAATGTTTGAAGGAAAACCAAAAAAATTTATAAATCATCATTGGTCAAAAACACAAAAAAGAAAATCACATAAACTTATTTATCAAGATGAAGATATTACAAAATTTTTAATTGAATCCCCTAAATATGGAAATTTTGAAATTTTAATTGATACTAAAAATTATAATAAAATTAAAGAATATAGATGGCGTGTTATAAAAAGACCTGGAACTTTTTATGCAACAACAACCTTTCCAATAAAAAATAAAAAATTAACTATTTCTATTCATGAATTATTGTTTAAAACTAAAAATAAAATGATAGATCATAAAGATAGGAATGGATTAAATAATTTAGAATCCAACATAAGGCAATGTACGCATCAACAAAATATGTCAAATAGAGGATTAACTAAAAATAATACTTCTGGATATAAAGGTGTTAGCTGGCACAAAGGCGCTAAAAAATGGAAAGCCGTAATTGAATATAATAATAAAATTATTCATTTAGGCTGTTTTGAAGATAAAATAGGAGCAGCAAAAGCATATAATGAAGCGGCATTAATATATCATGGAGAGTTCGCATATCTAAATGATATATAATTGGGAACAATTTTTTTTAAATTATAATATAAATTATTCAGGTCCTAATTCTAGGGGGTGGTGGGAATGTACATGCCCGTATTGTAATTCTTCACCCGGAAAACTTCATGGGGCAATTCATAAAGATTACAATATTTTTTATTGTTTTAAATGTGGAAAAATTCCTCTTCCTGACGCTATATATAACTTAACTGGAATATCATGGAACTCCATTTCTCGACAATATAAATTTTCATTCGATCAATCAGATATTATTTATTCCAAAATGAATAAAGAAAAACAACATGCAAAAAAAATAGAATGGCCTATAGGAACTATAGAACTCAACAATCAAGCCAAAGATTATCTATATAGACGCGGATTCGATCCTGATTATTTAATTAAAAAATATAATTTAAGGTGTTGTGGTCCCATAGGTTTTATTAAAAATAAAAATTTGTTCGCTTTTAGAATTATCATTCCGATATATTATCAAAGAAATATAATTTCCTTTCAAGGAAGAAATTATACTGGAAAAGCTGATGTGCGATATATGACTTACCCCGAGGACCTGGAAATTGTACATCACAAAGATATCCTTTACGGCATAGATGATGTTCCCGGCAACCACGTAATTATCGTGGAAGGGATCCTGGATAAATGGAAATTGGGAGATTATGCTGCAGCGACTTTCGGAACTGGATACACAGATGCCCAGGTGAATTTGATAGCATCAAGATTTGAAAAAGTATCAATTATGTTTGACCCGGAAGCAGAAGCTCAAAAAAAAGCAGAGGAATTATATAAAAAACTTAAAGGTTTAAGAGTAAAATCAGAAATAATTGTATTGTCTGAAGGGGATCCGGGATCTTTATCTGATAAAGATGCGAAAGAAATAGTAAAAGATATTGTTGAGGAATAATATATAAAGCATATTCTAAATTTAAATAAGAGATGGGTATTTGCGGACATTGCGAAAAAAAAGAATGTGCTGGAAAATCTACAAATAGCAGATTGCCAAATGAGATAGATACTGAAACTTTATTACGAATTCTTGATAAAATTTTAGATATTGCATAAATCAAAATATGGAAAAAACAATAAAATATAAAATGTATTATATATGACAGGGACATTAAATAACAAGCAGATATAAGTATGAACTGGGAAAAGCGTAAAGCAGAAATAAAAACCATAATTCTTGGTTGCATAGAAGGTAATCAAGACTGGCCTGATGATATGACTAATGCGATTTTAGCTCAAGAACAATCCATGATAGCAAAGCTGGAAGCGGATAATGCAGAACTATTAAATCTATCAAAGGAAATTGCAGAATATTTGAATAGAAATAAACTTAATTCAATCAGACCAACTTCCACATTTCATAAATTATTAAATCAAATAGTACAAAAGATGGAGGAAAAATAAAATGAACGAATTAAGAAATTTTATATCAGAAAACGATATACCTATTACTGAAAGTAAATTTCGAGAAATGGAAAAATTAATACAAAAGAAGCTGGAAGCGGATAAGGCGGAGTTGCTTGCATCTTTAAAACGAATCGATAAAACAATAAAAAAACATTATTGTTATGATTGTAATGGGATATGCCCATTTTATGACAACAAAATAAACTGTGAATTTTCGGTTGTGGATAATTTAATCCAAAAGATGGAGAAATAAAATGACATGTAATCAATTCTATTGTAAAGACTGCCCGAAAAGATTGAATTATCCTGAAGAATGCGTGATAACAATTCTGGAACGACAAAAGGCAGAATTGATGGAAGCGTTAAAGATAACAAACAGTACATTGGAAAATATTCAATCTTCTCTTTATGGACAAAATTTAAAAATAATAGGATGGCATTTAAATGGTAATGAAGAACCAGTGGAAAACTTTTTTGATAATAATTGGGAACCTGATTTAGATCTTAATAATAATAAACAGTTAATCCAAAAGATGGAGAAATAAAATGATAAATAAGATAATATATCAAGACGATAAAGTATTAAAATTTCTTATTATATCTAAGAAATATGGAAATAAAGAAGTTGTAATTGATTCGGAGGATTGGAATAAAATTAATTATTTTAAATGGCATGTAAACTATAGCCCACATATAAAAAATTTTTATTGCATAACCAATAAAAAAGATAAAAAACATTTAAAGTTACATCGATTGATTTTAGATATTGTAGATTCTAAAATTATAATAGATCATATTAATCATAATACATTAGATAATCAAAAGAAAAATTTAAGAATATGTACACATGCTGAAAATTCAAAAAATATGAAAATGCCAAAAAATAATATATCTGGCTACAAAGGTGTATCTTGGCATAAAGCATCTAATAAATGGCAAAGTCATATAAGAATAAATAATATAGAAATTTATTTAGGACTATATAATAATAAACTACAAGCCGCAAAAGCATATAACAAGGCTGCAATTAAATATTCTGGTGAATTTGCATGTTTAAATAAAATATAAGGGGTCAATATGAATACATCAAGAGAAGTATTTGAAAAAGTAGAATGCAAAGAAGAATGTTATGGAATATTTTGCACTGCTCATCCTGATAAATTGGATACATGCAAGAAATACATTAACTATCTCGAAGAACAAAATAAGTTGATGCTGGAAGTGTTAAAGAAATATTGTAGATGATCCAGACCAATTTTATAGTGATGAATTTACTAAAGTTGTCAATCAAGTATCAGGAGAATAGATATGGTTGTATCATGGTTTTCCGCTGGAGTATCTTCTGCGGTTGCAACAAAACTAAAAATAAATGAAATAGATAAAATAATTTACACTCATATAGACGATCAACATCCTGATACTCTAAGATTTATAAAAGATTGTGAAAAATGGTTTGGAAAAGAAATAGAAATATTACAATCGCCATATAAATCGGTTGAAAATGCATGTAGAATGTCTGGCGGCAGAGGATATATAAATGGTGTAGCTGGGGCAGCTTGTACAAAATTTTTAAAAAGACGTGTCAGGAAAGAATGGGAAATTGAACAGATTGAATCGCTAATTTATATTTGGGGTTTGGATTGTAACGAAAAAAATAGAGCCGATAGGATTCTTGAATCCATGCCGGGGCAGAAACATATTTTTCCATTAATAGAAAATAATATTACAAAACAAAAAGCACATGAAATTTTAAAAGCAAATAATATAAAGCGTCCAGTAATGTATGACCTTGGATATAATAATAACAATTGTATTGGATGCGTTAAAGGTGGAAAAGGATATTGGAATCATATAAGAATTGATTTCCCGGAAGTTTTTAAAAAACGTGCAGAAATGGAAAGACTTATTCATGGCACTTGCATCAAGGGAATTTATCTTGATGAACTCGATCCAGAATCAGGACGACATACTCCGCCTATAGTTGATGATTGTGGCATTTTATGCGAAACATTAGTAATTGATCAAGTATAAGGAGAACAGATATGAACTCAAAAAAAATAGAAGTATACCAATGTTCAATTTGCAGCAAAATATCTTTTGACAAAGAACTTGCAGACAAATGTTGTGAACCCTGTAAATGCAATATATGCGGAGTAGAATTAAAACAGTACCATTTACAATGTGAAAAATGTTCTGCTAAAATAAAATATGAAAAAGCAAATAAAATTAAATACTCTGATTATAAATTAGAATATTTATATGATGATAGATATGATAAATACTTTAGAGACTATGAAGACTTACTTGAATTTTATGAATTGAATGATGATACCGATATTCCGACATGGGCATGGGGATGCACTGAGCATCAGTTTAAAGTTAATATTGACTCTGCCTTAGAAAACGCCGAAGAACAGATGTATGAAGACTTTGACGATATAGTGAATGTGGAAAAACTCTATAAATTTATTGAAGAGTGGAACGATGAACAAACCGCTAAAGCATATGATATAGATTATAAAACAGTTATTTTATTATCAGGAGAACAGGAGGGATAAGATGACATTATTATGTGATAAATGTGGAAATGAAATGGATGAATTTATAGCAAATGAAGGAGATGAAATAAGGATCGTTAAAACTGATAAAAATGGAAATCTTTCACCTGTGAATCTTATAAATATGAATAAAAATAAATATTGGATATGTAAAAAAGAAGGATGTGGCAGGCTTTACAGGAAGGCTTTATAACATCAGATTGATGTTTAATTATAACGAAGGAGTAAAGAGAATGAGTTTATACAATTTAATAAATGGTGCGAACCCTGCTACATTTTTTATATTACCAATGCTTGGAAAGCATCCTGATGAATATCCAAGATTCCGGGATTGTTTTGCAGGACGTGCGAATAATTCAGATACAGAAATGGATCAATTCGGAATTCCATTAAAAAAGAATAATGTTACTGAAAAAGTAATAACAATTTATACGAGGACAGGAGGAGGAAACAGAGAAAGCTATTTAGAACAAAATAATGAAATGCAAAATATGCCTGAATACTTAGAGGATTATGATGATGACTTTGATTCCACGTTTGCTTACTGGATATTCAAAGTTCCTGAAAAATGGATTCCAGATTTTGATTTAGTTATAAATGGAAAATTAAATGATACAAGTGCAGAATATAAAAATACGCTTAAGACAGTTTATCCTAAGTTGGCTGATAAATTCGATAGTATTTTTAAGGACTTATAAAGTCACGCACTCAGTAGAGGCGTTATTAAATTTAATTTTAAAAAGGATATAGAGATAATTTAAGTTCAAAAAAACAATGAATTGCAGTAACCACCCGGCAGAACAGGAAGCTGCCGGGTGGCTTCATATTAAGTAAAAAAAATATTGACTTTTTATAGATTTTATCCGATATATAAAGTACCAATACATATTGGTGATCCCGCCCGGGACCTCACAAAATAACTACACTTTACAACCCTTTATAATTACCCGGGCGGGGACCTTTACTAAAAAAATGAAAAAACTTAAAGTCTTAATAGGATGTGAATTCAGTCAAATAGTAACAAAGGCTTTTCGGGATAAAGGACACGAGGCTTATTCCTGCGACATTATCCCGGCGGAGGGAGGTCATCCGGAATGGCATATACAGGATGATGTTTTAAAACATCTTGATGATGGCTGGGATTTAGGTATTTTTCATCCGCCTTGTACTTATCTCACTAATACAGCTAATAAATGGTTAAAAGACCAACCTGCGCGTAAATCAGGCGTTTTAGTAGGACAGGAGCGAAGGAAAGCCAGACTCGAAGCTATTGATTTTTTTAAAAAATTGTATTATTGCGACATTCCACATAAATGTATTGAAAATCCAACAGGATGCATGAGTACAGTTTTAAGAAAACCGGATCAAATCATCCAACCATGGATGTTCGGACATCCTGAAACAAAATCCACATGTTTATGGATCAAAGGATTACCACTGTTGATATCCACAAAAATTGTAACTCCGGAATATTTAATAGCGAAAAATAAAAAATACAGCCTTACTCATTATAATCCTGTTCTTTCAAAAAGGTCTAAAAATCATTTAGATTTTTTGCCCACATCAAAAAACAGATCAAAGATAAGATCACTCACTTTCTCTGGAATCGCGGAGGCCATGAGTTCGCAGTGGTCAAAATATTTGTTGACATCTGAATAATATTTCCTTAACTTAAAATTACTCTGTGGGGCCGGAGTAATTTTAATCAAGGACAAGTAAATGGTATTTTATTTAAGAGCTTTTCTATATGTTGCTGTCTGAATGTAATCGCTTGTCCGGCATTCAGAGCCCACGGCAACAGGTAGAAGGGCTTTTTTATTTTATAGGCAAAGGAGAAAGCAATGGAAGGATATGATTTTAATCCAGAAATAAAAAAACTTATTCATCTTTTAAAAGGTAAAAATGGAGTATATTTTTTAATGGATGAATCTAAAGAAGAGAATCCATACAGTGATGAAATAATTTATATAGGGAAGAGCAATAATTTAGGGAACAGAATGATGCAATCTTTTTATGAAAAAAATGCTTTTTCTTTTTGTTATGAATTAACCAGTTCTCATATAGATTGCTGCATCAAAGAACTTTTTTATATTTCCAGACATAAACCGAAATATAATAAATTCCCGCCAATTATAGATGATGTCAAAGATTATCTCCCGGATCTCGACAAATGTTTAACACAAGGACCTTTTTATTTAGATTCGATAGAGGATTTAAAAAACGGAAAAACAATAAATGACGATGTAGATTTTGATGATTGCTTAAGATAAAAGGAGAGTAAAAATATGGAAAACACAATAGAATTATCCGGTATACTTGAAGATGGTTATGGAATAATACCTAAAAAATTAATGAGACTGAAATTAAATGATATTTTAGTCGATATCGATAACCCAGATAAAAATAATAAACGCGGGAAATGGGTAAAATTAGTGTTGGCATATATGCTATCTTATACAGGGAAAGGGGTTGACGATTGTTTTCCCAAAATAAATACAATTGCTGAAGATTTAGAAATCGGAAGAGATATTGTTATTAATGCTATCAAAGACGCGGAATTTTTAGGTATCTTAAAAAAATCAAAATTATATCCAAATGATCCAATGAAGCAACATAATAAATATACATTAGATCTTTCTGATTTATGTACAAAAATAAAAATTTGCGAAGGTCGAAATAACCGACTCTGGGAGAAGGCAGAACCGACTCTGGGAGAAGCTGAGAGCGACTATATTAATAACAACATATATAATAATAACATAAAGAATATAGATACTAAAGTATCTAGTAATGTCCTTCCTGCGGAAGGAACATTAAACAATGATCAAATCATTCCCGAAGATATAAAAACAAATGAAATTCCTTCCGCTAAAAAGAATCCTAGGAAGGAGACGCCGCCCGACCCCGCTTTTGAGGAGGGGTGGAGATTTTTGAATTATATTGCAGAAAATAAAAATTTTATAAAAAGTCATCGCTCTGGAACCAAGGTTTATAACGATGCCGCTAAAAAATTTTGTATGCTGCTTACTGGTAATTTTGGGAGAATATACAATTTTGATAAAGATTACCTATCACAAAATAAAGTATCTCGCAGAGATCTCTATCAGAAATGGACTCCCGAAGAGATCATAGACGCCATAGATATTTATGACGATGTCCTTGCCGGAGAATACGGGAGTTTTCAAGATAAATTACCTCCGGATTGTAATAATTTCTTATTTAATGATTATACCCATAAATCTATTTTTCTTACCAAGGTTAAAAAGAATTTTCAAGGTAAGCGTAAAGAGCAACCCCTCGATCCGGAAATAGTATCAAAATACCGCGCTTCTTTTTTCAGGGGGAAGGATTTGAATGCGACGGAGGCGCAGGAACTCATACAGTGCGTCAATTTTGTGATCCGCAGGGAAAAGGAATACAGGGAAAGGGTAAAAGACATATTGAATCCATCAAAAATCAGAGAGAATAAATTTTTTGACATGCATATTAAGTTTTTATCCGATATGTATAGTGATAACGGTTTATTCCAGATCAATTATATCAAATGGAGATGGAAGAATTATATCATGTGGATAAAGAAGGAGTATGGCGGCGACTACGATCTTAACCCCAGCGATAAATTTCTAGATGAGGTGCGGTTGAGGAAACAAAATGATAGCGCTTTTGATAAAGAATTAGAAAGAGCGGAAGAGGAAAGGAACTGGGTACAGAGTATTTTTAATAAATCTCATGATTCAGCTATGGTAGAGGCGTAAATGGACCTAAGTCAAAAATATCTGGATAGCATAAAACCAAACTATCTGATTAAGGGTTATCCCGTTCCGAAATGGATACAATTTTCAGAAGCGATGTTAGATATGGGGTTCAGTGTTGACATGCAGGAATCAAAGAGTACGGTATCAAAATATCTTTATCTGAAAAAAGGCGATAAAAAATTTAAAATAAGGTTTAGTAATCATAAACCTAATTATAACAAGGAATTAGGCGGTGATTGCAATTATTATGTTGGGGTAGGACATACCGGCATGATAACTACAGAACAATTAATAGATATCATCAACAAGAAAACAAATAATATCAGTGATTGCCCGTTTAATGACAAGGATACATGGAAAAACTCAAAGAAATGAGGGATCTACATTAGAAATAAACAATGATACCCCAAAATAACGAAACTTCACTACGTTGATTTAATGCAGTCTGGTGGCTAAACAAATTTTCATGAACAATAAAATAAAAAAGTGTAACCTCTGTCATATAATTTATGATAAGGTTGTTGAAACAAAATATGAAATAATTTACAGTCATAGCGATAAAAAATGCAGCGCTAAATATACAGAACTAAAAATGGAAAGTAAAAAAGCATAATATGTGAGTTTATGAATTCGATTCTTTTAATGATTTCATGAAGTGGTATGTGAAAAAAAATAATATTTAAAATAAACAATAAAAGGGATCACTGAATGCCGAAATTTGAGAGAGTAGTTCCAGAAGACAGTGAAGAAAATAATATCGTTCTGGGCATGATAATATCCTCCGAGTTTATAAAACAGATACAGAAAGTGTATAGACAGGAATTTTTTGGTCAGTTCTATACCAGAACTGTTGCGAAGTGGTGCATGGATTATTACCTGAAATATGATAAAGCTCCTCTTACTGATATAAAATCTATATTTGAATCGGAAAAGATAAAAATTCCGGATCCTAATAAAGCTGAAACAATTTCTATTTTTCTCGAAAGAATAAACGATAAATATGTCGAGGAGAACAAAAAATATAATGTGGAATATTACGCTGATCGTGCTCTTGAATTCTTTAAAGATGCGAGTCTTTTATCTCTTGAAGAAAAGATACGCGGATACAGGTTGAGAGCGGATTACGTTCAGGCTGAGGCCGTCGTATCCGCGTATCAGAGGGTGGAAAAGAATATACATGCCGGTATAGATGTATTTGAAGATGTCAATGAAATGACAAATGCTCTCAGATTTATAGATGGTGATGATTCTTTATTCTCATTTCCCGGAGAATTAGGAAAATTCATAAGACCGGCGAAAAGAAAAGATTTTATGGCTGTATCAGGACCAGCCGCTAGGGGGAAGTCGATGTGGCTTCAGGAGATAGGTTTTTTATCTTTATTAAGTGGGAATAACACTATTTTATTTTTATTTGAACTACCTAAAGAAGATTTTTTAAAGAGACAAGCAAAAAGAATTACAGGATGTACAGAATCTACTTCCGGAGAAAGCGGACCTGTAGAAATATCTATTCCCTTTTTTGATTATAATTATGAAAGAAATGGAATGATTCATCAACGTAAGGAAATGAGAAAATCAATAGAACTTAGCGAAACCTTGAGAAAAATGGATGCTGTAAAAAAAATATCAAAAAATAAAAAATTAAAAATAATATATGCTCCGGAGAATACAATGTCTGTGGAAGATGTAAATTCTCATATTGAAAATTTAAGACATTTTGATAATTGGGTTCCCGATGTAATAATAACAGATTATGCTGACGCAATGAAAGCTAAAAGAAACGACGAGAAAAGACATCAAATTGATGAGATATGGTCAGGACACAGAAGTATGGCACAGTATTGGGATGCCGCGGTAATTACCGGAACTCATACAAAAGTTCATACCCTGGATAAAGATATAAAACAATCCGATTTAAGTGAAGATTACAGGAAATTGAATCATGTCACTCTTGCCTTTGGATTAAATCAAACCGATGAGGAGCAGGAACAAGGGATAATGAGAATAAACATATTAAAGGACACCAGAGCGAGAAGAAGAGGTACCTATGAAGCGGTCGTGCTGCAATGTCTTGATATAGGACAAGTAATTTTAGATTCAAGGGTAATAAAGAAGGAGAACAAATGAAGCAAAAAATAATTGGCGTTTATTATGCAGGATTTCATCAAATTCAATTAGTTTTGAGAGAAGGCACAGGCGGAGAATTTTATCTTATTCCGGAATCGGGTTCTATTCCCAGGATTAAAATAGGCGGTGATTACAGCGAATGGCGCGAAGTTATAAATTGTTTAACACATGAACTTGATGAATTTCTTTATGATAAAATTCAATGTAGATATGTTGCCTTTGATAATTTAAGCAATAGTCATGATCAATATTTATTTAACTTTACACATGCTAAGTTTTCAGATTGTAAGATGAAAGCGGCGGAATTTCTCGCGGAAGCTTTGCCTGATCTGGCTACGGCATGGAAGCAATGGAAAAAAGATAATAAAAAATAAGTAAAAATTTAAAATATTCCGATAAATATAATGACAAATGAAAAACATATCTGTTGCAGATGCAAAAAAGCAGAAGCAATCGATAAAATTATTCTTCCCGTAAGAGAAGAGGAATTTTGGCTATGCCGGGAATGCCTGTTGATGGTGATGGAGCTGGTTTTGAGATGGATGGATGTTCCCAGATGGAATAAGGTATTATGGGATTATGAAAAGGAGTTGAAACCATGAATGAAAAATTAAGACAGAAAAAATTAGCGCGGAATAAAAAGAAAAGAGAGCATCATAACAAGGTTCGCTCTCATAGAGAACGTTGTGAATCCGGGTCTAGGTTTTGCGATAGAAAAGAAAAAGAGTATAATGATTCCTTTGATAAATTGAAAAATGAAATGGGGTTATAGAGATGAAAAAAATATTTATAATTTTAGCGTTAATTTTTTTGTCCTGCAGAGAACCCATAGACATGGAATCTGTAATAATCGAGAAACTTTATGCTCCGAGTCATTATCACCATGTATCAGATTATGATACAGATGAAAATTACCATAACGATAACGAATATACTCCGGATAAATATATTTTAGTATTCTGGGAATATGATAATATCATTGAATTAGAGGTTAGCAAAAATCATTTCTACAGATACGATAAAGGCGATAAAATTAAATATACATCTCATTGGTACGGTAGAGTGTTAAAATGATAATTAAATATGGCCAAGGCAAGACAGAATTTGGCCCTGGAATTGATATCTTTTTGACCGGGGCGGAAGTAGCAATAGCAATCAATGCTTATTTGGCGAGCCATAACGTGCATATCAGCGGCGCACGCACAATAAGAGTTAATGGAGAGTTATGTGAAAAAGGCAAAGTATATATTGATCCCTCCGGATCTGTCATAGCGAAGGGAAAAATATTAGTTGGTAGAGGACGAAAATGGAGGTTGAATAATGCTTAAATTAGTAAACACGGTTCAGGTTAATTGTGACGACGACAACATAGAAAACCAGGGATATTGCTGGGGAGAATTAATTCTTTCCCTTGAACCCGGGGAGACAAAGAAAGATGCCATTGAGTTTCTAAAAAAAATGGGCTGGGATATAGTTCCGGAGACAAAAATCATAGATAATGCAATAACAGTCTACGATTATAAATGTTATTGCCCATGGTGCAATAAAGCATTATCAAAAGAAGATTACGAAAACTCTTTGGAACAAAATAAATACTGAAATCTTTAAAGGAATATTTATATAAATGTCAATTCAACCCTTTTGTCATCTTCATGTTCATGACACCTATAGCCTTCTCGATGGTTTCGGTAAACCGGAAGATTATGCAAAACGCGCATCGGAACTTGGATTTCAATTCCTGGCCATTACAAATCACGGCAATTGCGATTCCGCGATAAAATTTCAAAACGCCTGTAAAGAGGCAAATATCATTCCAATCATAGGACAGGAATTTTATATCACAGAAGATGCAGCGATAAAAGAAAAAGGCGATAAGCGTGCTCACATTACTGTCTTGGCTAAGAATGAAGAGGGATTTCAGAATATCCTTAAAATGACAACAATCGCAAATATAGATGGTTTTTACTACAGGCCCCGCATAGATCCCTCCATCTTATTGAAACATATTGAAGGGTTAATAGTGATGACGGGATGCTCTGAAACATTTCTGCATTATCCCTGGGGGTTAAACTTATTTGAAGAATTAAAACAACGAATCCCGGGTTTATTATATCTGGAAATAATGCCTCATGATTTCGATAAACAAAAAGAAACAAATCAATTATGTGATTATTTATGTCACAAAACGGGTGTTCCTCTTGTATGCAGCAACGACGCGCATTACGTTTATCCCGAGGACGCGAAAGCTCATGAGGTGTTGCTCGCGATACAGACTAAATCCAAATGGTCGGATAAAAAGAGATGGAAATTTACCGGAGATAGTTATTACTTAAAGAGTTATCGTGAAATGATAAGAGGATTTAAAGAGCAGGCTGTTATACCTGACGGTATATATCAGGAAGCGCTTAGAAATACAATGGAAATTGCGGAGAAATGCTCCGGCTTTCAAAAGATAGAAAAGAAAACAATATCTCTCCCTACTGTTCCTAAATTTATATGGGAAACTGATGAAAAAATACTCAACAAGTTATGCTTTGAAGGGTTTTCAGATAAAATAATTATTACCGGAAAGAACGAAGAATTATACAGGGAAAGGATGTGGCATGAGTTAGACCTCATAAAAGAAAAAGGATTCGCGAAATATTTTCTTATCGTATGGGAACTCATTCAATGGTGCAAAGAAAACGATGTCATGACCGGTCCGGGCCGTGGCTCAAGTTCTGGCTCTCTTGTATGTTATTTGTTAGGGATAACCCTTCCTGACCCCTTAGAATATAATCTTTTATTTGAGCGCTTTCTTTCTCTGGAAAGATTTGATTATCCGGATATCGATATAGATTTTGAAGATGTAAAGAAGCCTTTAATCCGTAAACATCTCGAAGAATTATATGGGAAATGGAACGTGGCCGCGGTGAGTACATTTTCAGAAATGAAAGGAAAAAGCGCGGTTAGGGATGTAAGCCGGGTTTTCGATATTCCTCTCAAGGAAGTGAATATATTTTGTAAAGTGATAGAAGATAAATTAAAAGGAGAAGAAGGCTATGGCGCTACAATTAGCTCCGCAATTAATGAATTTGATGAAGGAAGAGAATTTCATAAAAAGTTTCCAGAAATCTGTGATATTTCCATTGCAACTGAAGGAGTATCTAAAAATCGCGGCCAGCACGCCGCAGCCGTTGTTATTAGTGATGAAGATCTCAGAAATGGTACCAGATGCTCCTTCGCATTGGGCAAGGATAAAGAACCAATAATAAATTGGGATAAAGAAGATATTGAGTATATGGGATTGATGAAACTTGATATACTTGGCCTAAGTACGTTATCAGTATTAAATTTTACGAAAAAACTTATAAAAGAAAATCATGGTATCGACATCAAATTTGAAGATTTAGATTTGAGAAATCCAAAATGTTTTGAAGAATTATCAAAAGGAAATAATGTAGGTTGCTTTCAGGTCGGAACTCAGGGTCAAAGAGAATTCTGTCAGGATTTGGGAATAGATAATTTTGAAATGCTAGTACACGCAACCTCTCTTTATAGGCCGGGTGCATTAAAATCCGGTTTAAGTAATGATTTCGTCAACAGGAAGAGGGGGACTGAACCTGTACATTATATTCATCCCTTAGTTGAAGGGATAACAAGAGATACCTATGGGATCATTCTTTATCAGGAGCAATTAATGCAAATGGTAATTGAGCTTGCTGGCATGAGTTGGGCCACAGCGAATAAGATAAGAAAAGTAGTGGCTAAATCAAAAGGTGAAGAAGCATTTCTTAAATATCAGGGTGAATTCGTTCAGGGATGCTTAGGAAAAGGCACACTTTCGGAGACACAGGCGTCTATGTTATGGAATGAGTTGGCAGCTATGGGAGGCTACGCATTTACGAAGGGGCACGCTGTGCCCTACTCTATGATTACATATTATTGCATGTGGAGCAAATTAAATTATCCCGCAGAATTTATCTGCGCCTTGCTTACCTGCGGTACCGAAGATGAAGATAAAAAGAATGAATATATAGCGGAGGCTTTCCGATTAGGGATAGAGATAAGACCGCCGAAAATAGGAATAAGCGATCCCACGTTATGGATAATCCGGAATGGAATATTATATGCCCCATTCACCGAGATAAAAGGGATCGGAGAAAAAACTGCGATAGCCTTTCAAAATATAAAAGAGGGCCAGGGATTTTATGAATCCGGGAAGAGTAAGAGAAAGATACCGGATAAATTTATGAAGATACTTGATGAAATAAAGGCTTATGATGATGTCCCAGTACGTGATGAAGAGGCGGAACATATCTCGGAATACCTCAGTATCTCTATAATGAAAGGGGTCATGGGAAGATACGCGAAACTTTATAATCTGTTATCTGACGTGGTAACAGATACGGAATTTATTGATTTAGTAACAAACAGAGAAAATGATCTTATATCGGGTAATATATCAAATCTACCTCTTAATTTGATGAAACCTGTCAAAAGATTCCGGAATAAAGACATTCTTGAATGTCAGGATTGCGAGTTAAGAAAAGAATGCAAAGCACCTGTATTGCCAACCATAGGAAATTATAACATAATGATCATAGGAGAATCCCCAGGAAAATTCGAGGATAAACAAGGAAGAGGATTCATCCATGATTCCGGAGATATTTTATGGTATGAACTTGGATTATATGGTCATTTAAGAGAAGATTTTCAAATTACAAATGTATGCAAATGTTACCCCGGTAGGACAATAAAGAATCCTACGCGAAAACACGTTGATAGATGCAGGAAATGGCTTGATGAAGAACTCAGGAGTATAAATCCATTTGTCGTATTAGCTCTGGGAAACGCGAATATTAAGTTTTTCACAGATAATGATACCGGTATTATTAACAAATCCGGAACTACGGAATGGAATGAAAAATACGGGTGTTGGGTATGTTTTTGCCTCCACCCAGTGAGCACTATTTATGCTTCTGAGAATAAAGAACTTTTCAAAGAAGGAATAAAAAATTTTTGTGAAAAAATAAAAAACTTAGGGCAAATTCCATTTTAGTACGATATATATAGTATCAGGGCCGTCAGAATCGTGACGGACAAAACGTAGGTTAGTTTTTGAAGACCGGGGATTGCGATAACTTCAATCATTTCCGGGAAATATCGGAAACTGAAAAGAAGAGATACTTCGTTGGGAAATAATCCTCTTCTTAGTTTTGTTCCGATAGTTATTTTAAATTTTAAAATACAGGGTATTGATAAGAGAGTTACTTCGACTGTTAATCTAGAGGTGGCAAGGTTCGAATCCTGCCAGGCCGCTGCGGTGGCCTATAGCTCAGCTGGGAGAGCGCTAAAAATTTCTCTCTTAAATTTTATTCCTGTTATGAAAATAACGGCAGGTACTGATAGATAGGGTTACTTCGAAGCTTATTGGTTAAGCAAAAAAATCTTGAATTTTTTGAACCGGTTCAAATCCGGACGACGCCGAAAGGCGACACACCCTACTAAATTTTGTCCTGCTTTTTAATATAAAAATATGAAACTGAATGAAATCCCTAAACCGTATATGTTGGAAAAGAAATGGTGTATATTTGTTTGTTTCTTTAAAATAATATATGATGAAACCATAATCAGAAAAGGATATGCCGGGATTTCATCTATCAGGGAAATAGATGACGAAGTGTTGCTTTTAAATGCGGCATATCGCGAAGGCTTTATAAGAGCATGTTTAATAAATAATGTTCCATTAGGAGGAAACTGATGTCTAAATTTAATACAAAAACACAAAGCGCTAAAACGGAAAACCTGGCGGGTGGACGCGCATACAAGCTCCCGGATAAAATGGAGTTCGTGACGTTTCTCCTTACTTCATTTGTAAATGATCAATTCTACAGATCAGAGGAAACAAACATTGAAGAAATCAAGAGAATGATTTCCGGGATGAAGGATAAAAAGTTTGTGGCGAAATCAGCAATATTTGCTCGCAACGAGTTTCGGATGAGATCTATCACTCATATCGTTGCTGGAGAGATCGCGAAACAGGTAAAGGGCGAGAACTGGACAAAGAATTTTTTCGATAAAGTAGTATATCGCACCGATGATATTACAGAGATACTTTCATACTATCTGAGTAACTATAAAAAGCCTATTCCAAACTCATTAAGAAAGGGTCTGAAGAAAGCATTTGATAAATTTGATGCCTATCAGATCGCGAAATACAGAGGAGAAGGAAAAGAGTTCAAACTTATAGATGCTGTAAATCTTCTTCATCCGAAGGGATCGGAAAAGAACTCGGATGCGTTGGCTAAACTTGTAAGAGATGAATTAAAATCAACTACAACATGGGAATCCAAACTCACAGGTGCGGGTCAGAAGGCGAAGAACGAGGAAGAAAAATTTATGCTGAAGAAAGAGGCATGGATTGAATTCGTAAATAACCCCAAACTGGAATATTTTGCCCTTATCCGTAATCTGCGTAATATTCAGGAAAATGCTCCTGAAGCTATCGATAAAGCATGTGAGGAACTTGTAAACGAAAAAAGAATTTATAAATCCATGGTTCTCCCGTTCCGATTTACTACGGCTTACGAAGAAGTCAACAACGCTAAGATTAAGAAATATCTGAATAAAGCAGTTGAGATTTCATTAAGCAATGTCCCGAGATTTAAGGGAAAAACTCTTGTTGTTCTTGATGAATCCGGTTCGATGACTGGCAAACCTGCACAGATAGGATCATTATTTGCTATGGCGCTTGTAAAGACTAACAACTGTGATTTCATGACTTTTAATAACGATGCAAGATATAGAACTGTAAACACTGACGATACTCTTATCACTTTAGCAAATTCAGTCAGATTCGCAAGCGGCGGAACTAATTTTCATTCTATATTTCAGAAAGCAAGTAAGGCTTATGACAGAATCATAATATTGAGCGATATGCAGGGATGGATGGGTGGCAATACTCCACAATCAGAATTTAATCAATATAAAAAGTCTTATAATTGTGATCCTTATATTTATTCCTTCGATTTGCAGGGATATGGGACATCTCAGATAATAGGTAATAAAATAATGACTATTGCCGGATTTTCCGAGAACATATTCGAAATAATAGCGGCATTGGAGCAGGATAAAAATACCCTTATTAAAAGAATCGAGGAGATAGAAATTTAATATAATTGAGTACTGACGAGAGAGATACTTCGATAGGAACCGGCATTCGGAGGTTCAAATCCTCCCCCCGCGAATTATCCGCGGGGTAGTGAAGTTGGTCAAACACACCGGTAAAGAAAACACTTTCTCATTATTTGTCTCGATTTTTAAAAAATATTTCAGGGAAAATTATTTTTAGATGATTACTCAAAAAGCAAAAGAATTATCTGTAATAGCGCAAGATTTATATTTTTATCGTCGAGAAGATTGGGAGGGATTTGAGAGAGCATGTAAAGATTGTTATAAAGAAATTTTCGATAATTGTTATCCCACGAAAGAAGAGTGGTGTGAATTAGTAAATCATCTAATAATGAGTCGAGAGATGATGTGGGACTTTGTTCTTCACGTTCCTCTATGGCAGATTGAAAATAGAAAAATAGGCGCTAAAATAGGTTCAAGTTCGGAATAAAAAAATATGAAAACGATACAAATAGATCAATTTAATGTAAATAAGGCAAAAATTACTGAAATGGATAAAGGGTTTATTTTAAAATTAAATACTGAAGAAAATTTTGAACTTATAGATTTTTTAAGTCATGATTTTAAAAATTTGCCTGATTTATGTTGTTATGTACCGGAATTAGGAATAACAACAGGGCGATGCTTTTTAGTTGATCAGAAGTTCGATATATTGGATAATGAACTTTTTTATACCGCATATTTTGAAATAATAAGTTATGAATAAAATAATTGTTACTTTTTTAATAATTTTTTCTTCTCTCAATCTTAATCAAATGTATTGGGATAAAGCTGTAGCTGAAAGAGAAAAAAAAGAAGAAATAATAACGGAACAACTTCTCTTTGATATTTCTGAATTTATCGTAGATTATCAGAATAAGCTTATCCGCGAGGGTCATGAAGTTGACGGTATCTGCTGGACATCTTTTGACAGAGTTTATTACAAACGTACCGCCAGCTATCCCATTAAACTGGAAGCAGGTATCACTTATATCGCGTTTACTTATACCACGGGTCAGGATGTTAGAGCTTGTTGGTCGAAGGATAATAGTGACCGTTACAGCGAGATAGAAACAGGGAATAAAATAATTTATCACTATACTCCTTCAGAATCCGGGGATTATCATTACCTGGTAGAGAGTGCAGGAGCTTATGAAGGGATTCACGTATCGTATATAATACAGATATTAAAATAAAAAAAAGAGAATTTATGAAAACGTTAAATGTCAGCGACGAGACCTATGAATTAATTAAAGATCAGCTAGGGGAAAATGAAAAAATTGATGTATCTGATTTGAATGATCTTGTAGGTAAAACACTATTTTTGCGGACAGTTACTTATCATATTATTGGTAAGGTCGAAAAGCTAATAGGTAAAATTGTATTTTTATCTCAAGCTATATGGGTAGCTGATTCAGGAAGATTTATGCAAGCTATTAAGGGCGGGGAATTAAATGAATATGAAGAAATGGGGGACTGGTTTGTAAATCTCGATACAGTTACAGATTTTGGTTTTTGGAAACATAATATTCCTAAAGGTCAGAAATAATGATAGTTGCTAATTATATAAGGTCTGGGTCTTGGTATGGGTCTGGGTCTTGGTCTCGGTCTGGGTCTGGGTCTCGGTCTGGGTCTGGGTCTCGGTCTGGGTCTGGGTCTGGGTCTTGGTCTGGGTCTGGGGTTGGGTCTGGGTCTGGGTCTGGGTCTTGGTCTGGGTCTGGGTCTGGGTCTCGGTCTGGGTCTCGGTCTGGGAGTTATTAAAATAAAAAGGAGAATTGAATGTCAGAAGAAAATTTAGATTACGAAAAAGATGTCAGTATTGACGCCGAGGCATTAGATGTGGAATGGATAAATCAGCCTCGGGTATATATGAAATGGGCCAAATTATCTTCTATCGCAGAGGATAAAATGAAAAAAGCAAAAGAGAGTCTTGATTTCATAGATTCCACAATCGATAAAGAATTCAGGGAAAAGAATTCTGGGAATAAGTTCACTGAAGCAGTGGTAAAGGCTTATATAGAAACTCACACTCTTCATAAAGAAGCTACGGAAAAATTTCATAACTCGATATATCAATATAATATCTGTAATAACGCCGTCCGCGCCCTTGATCATAAGAAGACTTCACTGGAAAACCTCGTCCGGCTTTGGGGCGGAGCTTATTTCGCCGGGCCGAAAGAACCCCGGGACTTAAAGAAGATACTGAGTATGCAGGAGCAATGGAAACAGAAAACAGAGGAGAAAAGGTCTGAGGTATCGGAAAGGATAAACAGCAGGAGAAGAAGATCCGTAACGGAGGATAAGGCTTTATAAAGCACGATAGCCGTGAGAGTCGGTTTGAAGATATCTATCAGTTATCGGAATAGTGGGTGTGAGTCCCATTGAAGATATCCTATTCTGATAATGGTATTATAATGTAGGGACGTAATAAAAGGACGGATAAGATAGGAAAAATATAAAAAACGCTCAGGCATGAGTTTGGACAACTTCCACTGTTTTTTATAAAAATCACTTAGGAGGACTTCTTGTATACGGTATGTTCTTCTGAAATTTTTCTAGTGGGTGAAAGTCCCACCCCTACAAGGCATTATAAATGGGCAAGGAAAGTAAAAGGAGAATGGGATGTTTATGTAAAGCTTGATCAGCACAATAAACTGATACCTCACCTGCCCGCGTTATTATTTTAAATAGGAGCAAAAATATATGAAAGAAATAATAATTAAAAGCGAGAATTTAATTGGAGAGGAAGAATGGTATGGAGAAGTTTTTAAATGTCCTGCATGTAAATCTAAACATTTAAAAAACGGAGATAATTATTGTCCAAATTGCGGGAATAAATTAATTTGGAATTTAAATAAAAGTAAAGAGGAATTACAAGCAGAATACACAGAAAAAAGACAGGAGAAATTAAAAAGTATAGTCGGAGAGATGGTTTTTAGATAAAGCGGAAATGAATAATATTTTATTGTAGGAGCAAAATAAAATAACATTAAATATATTACGGTGGGCTACACCGTTAAAGCCTGTTCCTTTGAACAGGAAATAAATATTAAAATAGCGTAAGCTATTTTAGATAAATTTTATAAGGCAGAAGTAGATGAAGATCAAAGAAGTGACAGTTGAGAGGACATTCAATCTGGGTAATTATGAAAATATTAAACCCGGAGTTTCCGCAACTGTTGAAGACGGGGAAGACCCAAAAGAAGTCATGAAAGTTCTGGATCAGGAATTAAAAGACTTCAGAAGTGCCCTTTTTAAATAGGGAAGCAGGATTTGCCCGGCGTGGCGTGAATAGCGTTAGTGCATGAGATAAGGCGTGGCGGCCTGCCGCTCAATAGGAGTGTTTATTTAAGTCTCACCTCCTGTTTGGTATTATAACATCGCGGAATAGACCAATGGTAAGTCGGAGGGTTCATAACCCTTGCACTTTGCGGGTTCGATTCCCGCTTCCGCTAAGAAAAATCCTACCGCATTCAGGTCAAAGCGGAAAAGGTGTTGAGCGGCCCACTGTATGGGCGTTTATACAGGCTCAAATTAAACCTGATTTTTAACGGTTTGCTACTTCCGTAAAAAGTAGCCGGTATTATTTTAAAAGTGCTGTCGCAGCCCTCGAAGATTTTTGAAAAAGGCGGACAGCGCAGTCGTGTATCGGGTTACGCTTCCTATGTAAAGACTGAGAATAGGGGACAGGCTTTGAAATCAGAGATAGCATAGAGTCGATAGAGAGGGTATGGGTAAACCTGAATAAGCCCCGGAAAGTATCTATCTGAAGGAATAGCTAATAAAATCTTTTTGGACGTGGCTAGGACGCTATGGCGGTAACCAAAGCAACAGCCGGGGAAGACCGGCAACGGTATTATAAAATTAAATTTTAGGAGTAAAAATATTTATGAACGCAGAAGAAAGACGTAGAAAAATCAGGGAGAGAACGCAAAAGAATTACGATACAAAAGATCAGGGCGGGTACACCCCGGGGAAGTCAATTCTTAATCTTGAAATTGTCGGCGGGTATAAGAAGGAGATGTTTTATCGCCCAGAGATAACGGAAAGAGGGAAGGAAATTATAAACAGGATTGATATTTTGCCCTTTATTGTGACTACAAATAACCTTGCCGATATTCCTTCCGGCGATATCACCTATAACGCGGACGTTAAAGTCCATAGAAAAATGGGGCCTGGGGGTAATGATACTTATCTATGTCTCGAGAATATGTTTAACGAACCCTGCCCTGTATGTGAAGACAGGAGAATGTTGAAAAACGATAAAGCTGTACCTGATTCCTCATTAAATGGGAATCCTTTAGGGGTAAAACGCAGATGTCTCTATAATGTAATCGACTTGAATCAGCCGAAGGATAAAAGAGTTATTCAGATATTTGAGGAAATTCATTTCTGGTTCGAAAAGAAACTGCTTGAAGCCACGGCCTTTGGTAACGGTAAATTTACTGATTTCTGGGATCCTGAATTCGGTTGCAGTGTAGAATTTATCGTAACGGCTCAGAATACAGCGGCAGGCAAAAACCTTAATTATGCCGTATCCTTCGCCGAGAGAAAAGATCCGAAGAAATACAGCGATAAAGTAATGGAGCAGGCATATCCTCTGGATAAAATGCTGATAAAACCGGCGTATGAAGAGGTTAGGAACGCATACTTTCAGGTAGGAACTGGAGAAGCAGAAGAATCTGATGATGATAAGGCCTCAGGCAAAGAAGATATCCCTTCCCGGGATGTAAATTCCGATCTGAGACGGCCATCATTTGATGAGGTAGACCCTGTTAATAAACCAGCTTCTGTATCCGCTCCAAGTGAGGGCAGATCATCGCGCAGGCGTTCAAGATCTCCTGAAGCCGCGGCTTCTACTAATCCATGTCCTTATAATCATGTATTCGGGAAGGATAATGATTTGACTCAGGATTGCAATCAGTGCAGTGACGATATATTCAGGAAATGTGACGATGAGAGAGTAAAACTCTTAGGAGAATAAATTGCCCGATATCAGCAAAATAGAAGAAACTTTATATGAGCTTGAGGAGACGATATCTCCTCAAGAAGCTGCAGCAATAGTCAAGACCAGCGCAGTCACGATAAGGACATGGTGTGAAGTTTATCACATAGGGAAGAAAATAGGCGGGAGATACCGGATCTTCCCGGATAAGCTTAATCTTCTGCTTAAAGGTAGCTTAAAAAGAGATTTATTTAAAAGGTAAAAAAATGATAACGAATACAGAAAAAAATGCAAAACATCCGGGTTGGATCATGGGTGTAAATCCAGAAGCAATTGAACAACAAGAAAAGAAAGGACAAAATCAGTTAATAAATAGTTCCGAATTACCAGTAAATATAAATGATGAAGATAAAAAAATTCTTCAAGATCAGGGAGTAAAATTCGGTAGTCCTTTAGCTAAAGATCCTATTTTTTGCATAGCTGAGTTACCGAAGGGATGGAGTAAGCGGGCCACAGATCACTCCATGTGGAGTGAGTTAATAGATCAAGATGGAAACTATAAAGCCAGTATTTTTTATAAGGCTGCGTTTTATGACAGATCGGCATTTATGCGAATAAACAAGGAATCTTAAAATATATTGGTACTACCACTCCAGGCGTAAGTGAGGCTGTCGATAAGAGTGTTCGCGGCCTTGGCCAATAATAAAAAGGAAATAAATGAAAAATTTTACATATTTAATGCAGCCACCCGCGAGATATACCTTCATGCAACCTCAGTTAAAGAAATGGGTAGAATCATGGTGTAATGGCAAAACTCTTAATTTATTTGCAGGAAAAGTAATGATGAATTGTGATGAATATAGAGTCGATTTAGATCCGGAAATGCCAGCTCATCATCATGGAGACGCCTATGAATTTATAAACACTACTGATTTGAAGTTTGATACTGTTATCTGGGATCCGCCGTATAGTCTTCGTAAGGGAAGAGAAAAATATGAAGGTCGATATATCGGGAAAGACACTAAAATAAAAAACATTTTAAATAGAGTCTTGAATTCTAAGGCACGAATAATATCTCTGGGATATAGTTCGACCGGGATGTCAAAAAGCAGGGGGTTTGAAAAAATAGCTCTATGCGTAGTTTGCCATAATGGAAATCATGATGATACAATTGGAGTCGTGGAAGAATTTGTAGATAAAGATTTACTAGCTTTAGTAGAGGAAAAGATATAATGAAAGAAGAAAAAGTGGATAAGCAGCAAATTCTTGATCAAACGATAGCGCAAATTGAGAAGCAATTCGGAAAAGGTTCAGTAATGATGCTCGGCGATGAATCATCCAGGATAAAAATTGAATCCATACCTACTGGATCCTTGGAACTTGATATAGCATTAGGGATCAATGGAATCCCAAAAGGAAGGATAGTAGAATGTGTAGGCCCAGAAATGAGTGGCAAATCAACTCTTGCTCAACAAATAGTGGTTCAGGTTCAAAAAATGGGAGGAATAGCGGCCTATTTGGATATGGAACATGCAATTGATCCTTTATACTCGGAAAGAATAGGTATAGATACTAAAAAAATGTTATTTTCTCAGCCATCCTCCGCCGAAGAATGTCTTGAAATTGCAGAGACAATGACGAGATCAGGAATAATTGATTTCATAGTAATAGATTCTGTTGCTGCTCTTGTTCCTCAGGCCGAAATAGATGGAAATTTTGGCGATTCAAATATTGCTTTACTAGCAAGATTGATGTCGCAAGGATTAAGAAAACTTACTGGAGTTGTATCAAAATCAAAGACATGTTTATTTTTTATTAATCAGATAAGAATCGATCCTATGAAAATGTTTGGATCAAAAGAAGTGAATCCTGGAGGTAATGCCCTTAAATTTTATTCTTCTGTTCGTCTAGATATAAGAAAAATTGAGTCCTTAAAAAAAGGCGACGAAATAATAGGGAATCGTGTACGGGTAAAAGTAATCAAAAATAAGTGTGCGAGTCCGCATCGTCAAGCAGAATTCGATATAATTTTTGGGCACGGCATATCTGTCGAGGGGGAGATCATAGATCTTGGAATTAAACACGGTATCATAGAGAAATCAGGGGTATGGCTGTCTTATAACGGGGAGAGATTGGGGCAGGGCAGAGAAAATGCTAAGGTGAAATTAATAGAATTTCCTGAGATAAAAGACATTATATTAAAAGACATAAAGGAAAAAATAACCATAACTCTCGATAAGAGCAAGGATTCCGCCTCAATTGAGGAGGCTCTTATATTTCTCTATGATTTAAGGCATGATGATGGTGAAGTCGTTGATAGTATTGAAACAGTTAGGATTCCCTGGGAGGGAAAAGAATATAGTTTGCGGCAACTGGTACACAAAATAGAAAAGAATGATTTAAAACAGAAACTTGATTTAGCGATAAAGGAAAAGATGGAGTTAAAAGAAAAAAGTAAATGAAAAATCATTATGCTCAAAATACAAGCGTGTCTGTTGAGAAGTCGCAACAGGAAGTTCAGAATATTTTAAGAAAATATGGAGCAGATGCATTCGGAGTTATGGAAAGAAAAGATATTGCTTATCTTATGTTTGAATATAATGGACTCATGATACAGATTACTGTACCTCTGCCTAAAAAAGAAGAATTTATTAAAACAGATACTGGCCGTTCCCGCAAAAATAATCAGGCAGAACAAGCGTATGAACAAGCGATACGGCAGCGTTGGCGTGCTCTTGTTTTGGCGGTAAAGGCGAAACTTGAAGCTGTGGAATCAGGAATCTCAACTATAGAAAAGGAATTCCTGGCTTTCGTTATGATGCCGGACGGAAAACAATTAAGTGATCATTTACTCCCGCAATTACTGCAGATTGCAAGTACAGGGAGAGTGCCGAAATTATTGCCTGGAGGTTTACAATGAAATTATTCGTAAATATAATTTTACCAATCATATCTGCTTTGATAATTCTTGCCAACACCTATTGGTGCCTGTTTATTTCTGAAAAATATTCCTGGGCGCTGCTTCTGTGGTGGATCGCAGTTGCTGCAGCGATAATTATCATATCCGGGCTTTTTATAGAATATTCTATTATGAAAAAGGACAAAAAGAAATGACAGTATTCTTAGGATGTGATCCTGGAAAGTCAGGTGCCTTAGCAGTAATCGATCATCCAGGGGGGCGTGTAATTGACATGCCTGAAAATCCCTCTGATTTATATGAACACTTATATATAGTCAAAAGTAATTCAGATCTATCAAAAGATAATTGTTTCTGTATCTTAGAGAGCGCTCAGGTCCTTCCGAAGCAAGGAATTAAAGGCGCATTTACTTATGGCATCGGTTACGGGAAGATAAAGGCATGTCTTGATATTCTTGAAATTCCATATCAGGAAATCCATCCCGCGAAGTGGAAGAAGGAATTTTCACTTATTAACAAGGGAAAGGATGCATCGGTAAAGGCGGCGCAACAGTTATTTCCCAGTATTGAATTTTTTACGCCGAGGGGGCGAATGCTTGATGGCCGGGCAGAGGCGATTCTTATGGCAGATTACGGGAGGAGGATTTATGCTAAAACGCAGAATTAGGAATTGGTTTTTGAAAAGGCTTGGTATCCGGTTATATGCCTGTGATCACCAGATATCTGAATTTACGTTACAGGAGCTCAACAGTAATCAAGTATCCATATTAACAGGAATATTAAAAAAGAAAATAAGAAATGAATTAACGGAAAAACTTCCTATTATATTCGTTGAGAATGGGAACCCTGAATCAAAAAACTTTAAAATAAGCGCTTACATATACGCGTTGGAGATAAGAGATGAGAAAAACGAGAGTTAAAAAATTAAGAAAAGAATTGGAAAATTCAATTGATAATCTGAAAGGGGAAGATAAACTAAGAAGTTCTTCTTTATATAAAAGATTATTTAGAAAGGTTAAAAAGGAATATATTAATGATATTCGATAAAGAAGGTAAAGATCTGAAATGTCCTAACTGCGGTTGCGGCGCCAAGCTCATAAACAGCAAAGAAGTATATGGAACTTCTTATGGATTAATGTGGGTTTGCATGAATTTTCCAAAATGTAATTATAGAGTAACTTGTAAAAAAGGCACTGCAACTCCTACGGGTGAGCTTGCAGATGAAGATTTAAGAAATCTTAGAAAAAAAATTTACGATAAAATTGATAGTATATATAAAGGAAAAAGGGACCACACTCCTCAATTATATGAAGATCTAGGGATAAAATTCAGCATGATCCCTTTTAAAATAAGCAATTTAGATAAAAATATTTGCATGAAAGTATTGGAATTTCTTAATAGGAATTATTGATGGAAAAACATTATGAGATAAAGAAAACAATAAATAAGATTATCCGGGAGAAGAAAAGGTTTCCCTCTCTTCAGGAGATGTGCAACATCCTTCATTACACTGAAGATCAGACAAAAAAATATATGCAGGTCCTCGCTGAAGATGGATATCTGGAGAAAGTTGAAGACTGGTATAGATTTCCGGAAAAGGAGGACAATCCATTAATTAACAAAAATATAGTAGTTGATAAAGAAATGCGAGAGCCAATTGAAATTTATAAAAATGGGCAAACGGTGACGATGGCGGAGTCACGCGGGGCTGTAGACCCCGTACAGGGAAACACAGAGGGTTCGAATCCTTCTTTGCCCAAAGAAAATGTTATAAGAATACACGAATATGAACCTGCTGTATTGGCACTCCCATCTGAAAAACAACACGCAAGGACGTATTCAGACGAAGATTCTATTATCAAAAAATTAAAGAATCTTTTAAAATCTAGAAATAAAAAGACCAAGAAACAGTTATCTAAATATTCAGCTCCGATATATATAATCCAGATCCTTATGGGCGCGATAGGGATAGGGGCTTCAATAATAAGCATTTATTACACCACGGTATGGCTCTTGGAATTTCTGCCATGGGCATTTGCTCTCTTATTGTCTGCTATTATGGTAGGATTCGCTGTATCCGCATTTGAAACCGTTATCCTATTCCTATCGGGGCAGGTGACGCGCAGCAAGGTCGCGCAGTGGAGCATTACTCTCGGGTTTATTATTCTATGGGCTGCGGTCACATTTTTCTCTATATTCTCTACCGTTGCCGGTCAATACAATAAGTTTGTTCTTAACCTGAAGGATCAGGCAAGGCAAGGCATAGATACGGGCAAAATGAATTGGGAGTCCCTACAGGAACAGAAACGAGATTTACGTTCACGATTAAATGAATACAAAGAAAATTCAAAGACTTATACTGAAATATCAAAAACTATGCGGGGCCTTGATAAAAGAACAGAAAATGATAAGACGTGGGCGGAAAATCAATGGAGTTTGAATAAGACAAATAAAGAAATAAAAGCAGTCCTCGATGAATTAAATAAGATAAGAGAAGAAGAAAGAATATTATTAAAAGAGAGTAAGGACAAAGGCATCATTCTCGGAGTAACAAAAGATACCGAGAATATAGTAAATTTCTATGGATGGTTGGCGAAGGTTCTCGGTATAGATAAGGATAAGGCTCAATTCTTCATGAGTCTGCTTCCCGCGTGCTTTGTAGATTTAATTGGTCCGGTTTCTATCGCAATTTCGTTGTTTTTAAGGAATAAATATAAATAATGACTTCTAAAAAAATATTATGCGATGAGGAGATTAAAAGCCTGTTAAGGGAATACTTCATAAATCTCCACGCAGAAAATCTATTTAAAGAAAACCGCAGAAAAATAAAGAAGCAGCTCAAAAAACTTATTAAAAATAAAAAATAATTCCGATATATAAGATATGATATTGTCACTCCGAAATAAAAATTTTCAAAGCCATCGCGATGTCCTCTTTAAATTTGTACCCGGGATAAACCTGATCATAGGTTCTTCCTCGAAGGGTAAGACTGTAGTCAGGAGAGCGCTGACATGGGTAAAAGACAACAGACCGGTAGGCAATAACTACGTATCATGGTGGGACAGAGACGGGAAGAGAAATCCTAAAACCGAACATAGCGTTAAAGTAATTGTTGAAGATAATAACGAAGCCATGGTCGTCAGCAGGATAAAAGCCCCTGAATTTAATGGTTATGAGGTATGGACACAGGAAAGTGACGACCATGGCGCGCCTGATCAGAGTTTTGAAGCCATCAAGACCGATGTACCGCAAGAAATTTCAAATATTCTCAATCTGTCTGAAGTAAATATTCAGAAGCAATGGGATCAGCCTTTTCTCTTGTCGGAATCTCCGGGTAAGGTAGCTGAGTTCTTTAACAATATCATTAAATTGAATGTTATTGATGAAATATTATCCGAGACGGAATCAATAAGAAGAAAAAATAATCGCGATATCGAAGAGAATAAAAAGTCTCGGGAGGAAACTGCTAAGGAAATTGCAGCTCTGTCCTGGGTAGAAGTAGCCGCGAAGCAGATAGAGAAAATAGAAAAATTAAATCTCACGATTGAAGAAAAAAATGAAAAATTTGAAAAACTAAATCTGTTAGTAGATCAGTTCCATCGCTATGAAGATGAACTGGCAGGTATTCCTGAAAATTTGAGTCAAGTCGCAGCATTGATGGATAAAATTGAAAATATCCAGGAAAATATAGATTACGCAGAAGATAGAGTAGACATCATATCAGAGCTTTTTGAAAAATATGACGAAGGCGTGGAAGAATTAGAAGAAGTTCAAAAATATGATCTCTCTAAAGTTGAGAGGTTAATGACTGACGCCCTTGCCCTAGAAAATAAAATTATAAAGAAAGAGCAGGAACTGGTAAAGGCTGAGTCTATTCTTGATAAATATAGGGAACGTGCAAGTAAAAGAGCAGAAGCTAATACACTGACAGGTGAAATAAAATCTCTTATGAATAAATTACCGAAGACATGTCCTACATGTAATCAACCCGTTAATAAGGAGATGCTGATATGATATTTTTTAAGATTGGAATATGTCTATTTCTATGCTATTTAATATTAAGAATATTAAATGATGGATTTATGATAAAATTAAAAAAACACTACTTAAATATAAGTACAATCATCCTTGCAATGGGGTTTATTTCAATAGCTATAGGCGTGATATTATTATGAAATTTATAGTTTGCAGTGACCTCCATTTGCGCAGTGATTTACCTCGTTGCCGCGTACAGTCTCAAGAGGAATGGATAGAGACGCAGAGGTTTCAACTTCAATTTATCGCAAAGACTGCAAAAGAGAAAAATATTCCTATATTTATGACGGGAGATATTTTTGATGCTCCTACTGTTCCAGATTATATAAAAAATATGTTTATTGAAGCATTTTACCAAACAAATGTTTTTGGAATTGCCGGAAACCATGAACTCCCATGGCATCAATGGGATAAAGTAGATCAATCATCTTTTGGAGTATTATGGAGATCAGGAATTATAAAACCTATTCCTATTCTTCAGGCGCGACATGCTCATTACGGTCAGGAAGTTATCGGAGAAGGCGACATGCTTTTTCTTCATACTCTAATTTTTGAAGATAAAAAATCCATGCCTCCAAATACAAAGGCAATGACAGCGAAAGAAGCGCTTGATAAATATCCTGATGCAAAATTTATATTCGCTGGAGATAATCATCATGGGTTTGGGTATATAAATGAAGGCAAGAATAATCATAGATATGTAGTCGTCCCGGGCTGTTTAAATCGTCAGGCATCGGATTTTAAAGATTACGAACCAAGGATATATTTAATTGATACTGATATAGAAAGTATAAAACCTATTCCAGTTCCTGATGACTGTGAAATCGTTACAGACTCTTATGTCCAGGAGAGCAAAGATAAAATGGACAGGATACATAGCTTCGCCTCCCTGATAAAGGAGAAGATGCAGCAGGGGAAAGGATCAGGAATAGATTTTAAAGAGAATGTCAGGAAGGGGATGGAGAATAATCCGGAACTTACCGAGGGTGCAATTACTTTTATAAATCAGATGATGGAGAAATAATAATGGAAGTTATAAATGCAGAAACACCGGGGCAGAAACAGGCACTGCAAGAATTCGGGGAATTTATAAGCGCCGATTCAATATCGTATGTTGACGGCGAGAGGTGGGAGAAATATTACATAAAAAAGAATGGTAAATCCTGTGTCATTGAAGCTATGGGATATGCAACTTTTATTTGTGATGATGCTCCAATGATAATAAGTAACAAATTTATAGAAATAGGTGATATCGTAGACGTTTTCTTTGAAAATAGTAATGCAATATTCGAAGCGGAACTTCTACAGATCCCATTTAAACAAGGAGATTGCTTCGCCGTGAAACGAGTCAGTGACGGCAGCATCTATTATATTCAGAATTTCTCATATATGAGAAAGAGCAAGAATGGAGAAGATAATGATAAAAATTAAAAAGGTAATAATTAACATTATAAGATTTTTTAAGAGACTATTTTTTAGTCCTAAAAGATAGTCCGGTAATTCAGAAGAGAATTTAATCAGAAGATTAGAAATAGGACATAAAATATGTAAAATTCCAATTAAATCTTTTCATAAGCGGTCTGATAACAATAAACGGTTTAATTTCAAGGAATGGCATGGAAATTATAGAAAAAGGTTTGAAAGAGATACAAAGAAAAGAATGAAATATATAAGGCGGAAACACAATGATAAAAATTGAAGATTTCGAACAGTTAAGAAAAAAAATTGCAGCAGCGAAGGATAAGGAGTCAAGGATCAATGGCGCCCTGGATCAGATTGAGGAGCAGTTAAAGAAAGAACCCGACATAAAAAACATAGATGACGCCGAAACCGTTGTGAATAAATTGAACACCGAGATAGAAAAGCTGTTGAAGGAGCAGGAAGCTCTTTTGGTGAAACTGGATAAAGTAGTGGAATGGAACAAACTGTAGAAGACGCTTTAGTTCACCAGAAAACAATTACTAATCTGAACAGAGTCAAGGATCAGATAAAGCGGCAGCTATTGTTGAATTATATCTTAACCAGAGACGAAGACATATTAAAAATATTAATAAGACTATGAATAACATACAATACTATAAAGAAAAATTACTTAAATCTCAGGGCAAGCTTGATATTCTCCTGCAGAAACAAAATATAGAAAAAGAGAAAGAGGAATCCCTGCTTCAATTCAAGAAAGATCTGGAAATCGCTCAAGCATTTCTTCAGGCGACGGCTCAAAATACGCAGGAATCCTTAAAATATCATATCGAAGACATCGTCCAGTTGGCTCTTGACGCTGTATTTCCGGGATTATATAAATTTGAGCTTATATTTGAGATAAAACGAGGTAAAACAGAGGCTAAACTCCAATTTACTAAAGCCGGGGAAGAAGTGGATATATTTGAGGGAGATGCCGGTGGAGTCGTAAATATAGCATCCCTGGGCCTCAGGATTGCAGCGTGGAGCCTTGGTACGACCCGGAATACTATATTCCTCGACGAGCCATTTGTGCAGCTCTCAGAGGATTTGCAGCCTTATGGAGCGGAGATTTTGAAGCAATTGTCACAGGAGCTTAATCTTCAGTTTATTATTGTCAGCCACGGCAAAGAGATAATAAATGTAGCGGACAAAGTATTTGAGATGGAAACATTTCAAGATGGTAAATGGGAGATATCAAGAATAAAAGGAGAAAAAAATGTCAGATAAAGTGATAGATATAAAATCATCCAAAGAGGCAATGGAGTTCAGATTCGTCAACCGAAAAATACAAGAGGGCTACGAAAATATGAAACATTACTGCAAAGTAAATATGGTAATATGAAGAACCATCTGCGATTTGATATAGACTTAGAATGGTTAATGCAATTTGATTTTGAAATACTAAAAGTGTTAAATGAAGCTATTACAAATAGGGAAGGTAGATGGAATATAACGAGTGATGAATATATAAAGTATATTGAGTATTTTTATACTGATGCACAGTTTTTACTTGTGTATGAAAAATACAAGAATAATCCGTGCAAGTATACTAAGCCTTCAATAGACCATATAATACCGAAAGCAAATGGTGGTACTAATGAGTTGAGTAATTTACAGTTTTTATCATGGTTTGAGAATAGATGTAAAAACGATATGACACAAGCTGAATGGAACACGCTAAAAACTAACATAAAGGGGTATATACTATGAAGGTGATTGAAAATCTTAAGGAAGGAGGTTACGTAGGGCAAATTCAACCGAATAGCTTAATTCATGCAGATTGCTTGGAGGCTATGAAGTACATTGAATCAAAATCCATTGATATGATTCTTTGTGATTTGCCCTACGGCTAACTTAGGTACTACTGCTTGTAAATGGGATACGGTTATTCCATTCGAGCCGTTATGGAAGCAATACAAAAGGATTATAAAGGATCGTGGCGCTATAGTATTGTTTGGGAGTGAGCCGTTTTCTAGTCATTTAAGGATGTCGAATATTAAGGATTACAAGTATGATTGGATATGGAACAAGGTTACAGCAAGCGGATTCCAGATAGCAAAACATAACCCCATGAAGCAACACGAAATAATATCAGTTTTTAATTCCGGAACATATTTTCCAATTATGGAAAAAATGGAGAATCCCGATAGCTATAAATGTTATTCAAAATCAGATAGTAGCCCTATTAAAAATAACGATGGAATAAAAAGAACTAGAACTCATAAATACCCAAAATCAATAATATCAGTATCAAATGCAAATAAGTCAGGTCAACACCCAACTCAAAAACCAGTCGCCTTACTTGAATACCTTATCAAAACCTATACCATTGAAGGTGAAACAGTGCTAGACAATACAATGGGGAGCGGTTCAACTGGCGTGGCTTGTAAAAATCTCAACCGCAACTTCATCGGTATCGAACTTGACCCAGAGTACTTCAAAATTGCAGAGAAGCGAATAAATGAAAATCTATAAAATCACAGAAGCGAGCGAATATCTTGGGGTATCAATAAATACACTCAAGACGCTTGCCAACAATGGGAAGATAAAGTCTTTCAAGACCACTGGTGAGCATAGGCGTTTTCGTCAAGAAGATTTAGACGCTTACATAGGAGTCGAGAAAGAAAAGCAAGAAAAGTTGACTGTGATTTATGCAAGATGTTCAACGGCAAAGCAGAAAGAAAAAAATTAAGGTTGAAAATGAACCAGTCGAATCTAATGGAATTTGAAAAGGAGGATCCTATAAATTGAGAAAAATGCATAGAAATACAAGAGGGAGTGCCGGGTTAAAGCAGCATCAGTCCTGCGCAAAGGCATTATCAGTGGCTGTGATAGCAATGTCGGGATATATTTCTACCGGGAAATTAAAGCACGAAGATTTGCCGGTAAATTCAGAGAAGAGATTCAGAGAGATACAACGCAGATATGGATATCAATTATTCATGGCTGCCGCTCCTGAGATCATTACAAAAATGACGGAGGTTCCAAGAGTAACGATGAATCTTGGAGGTAAGAAGAAACAAGTGTTTCTTCAAGTGGAATACCTTGAAAAATATTATAATAAATTAAAAGGAGTCGCGGATAATGAAAATAATTGATCCAAGTTACGAGATTTTAACCGATATAAATAGAGATACCGTATTAAAGCATCTGGAAAAATGCGGCCGTACCTGTTATAAATCAGAAGATAAAATAACAGATGACTCAGCAGTAAAATTCGTTTCAAATATTGTGAAAAGAAATCATTTAGCCATGATTGAATTCTATGATATTCAAGTCCGGTTCATTCATAATCGCGGGTTTTGTTATGAAATGGTAAGACACCGTTTGTGCTCCTTCGCTCAGGAGAGCACCAGATATTGCGATTATGAAGGTGAAGGTATTACTGTCATTAAACCGTATTGGTTTGGCGATGGAATTATAACAAAGCCAGATGAAGAAACAAAAGAAGCATGGATACTTCAAATGAGACAATCTGAAATGGCTTATCAGTTTTTACGAGAGCATGATCTATCTCCTCAAGCTGCCCGAGGTGTGTTGCCGAATGACGTAAAAACAGAAATTGTGGTAAAAGCAAACCTTCGCGAGTGGAAACATATTTTTGAGTTAAGATGCGCGTCATCAGCTCATCCGGATATGCAAAAAGTAATGATTCCTTTACGTGACGAGATAACGAAGCAATTACCGGAAATATATGGATGAACGCTTTTTTCTTGATAATCTATGGCGATGGAAATGTGGATTATCTGAAGATGAAAAGACAAATAAAATACCGGATATAGAAGAATTAAAAGAAACGGAATGGGACCTTAAATTTGAAACATTAATGCGGAACCGATTGATTATGGGAAGGTTCAGATATGGGCCCTTTTCGAAACAAAACAGAACGACGGATCAGGTAATAAAAAGCATCATTGATAGATCAAATAAATATATTGAGACCGGGAATGATGAATTACTTGTAGATATCGCTAATTTAGCGATGAAAGAATTTAGTGTTGGCCGTCATCCATTAAAGCATTTTAAGGCGGTAGATGATGGAAAACATGCATAATAAATAAAGGAGTATCGGACAATGAACCCAGAAACAAATAAATTTGAAGGATTAAAATATTTAATAACTGAAAAGTATAAAACGGATGATGCTTTCGAGAAGGCACTCGCTCAAGTAGAAAACAAATTGATAAGACCGAACGGTGAATCCGTTCCGAAACACTGGAGTGTATTCGCTATCGATGAGGAGATAGTTATTAAAGATTATACTTTCAAGGTTGTTTATATCAACGAATCGAGTATCACTTTTGAACCGGTTGGTCCGGTCATAATAAATAAAGGAGAATAAAGTAATGGATAGTTTTACGATAACAATTTTAGATCAAAAATTAAATGTCAGATTTCTTCATCCAAATGAAAAGGCAGTTATATGTTTTATCAATGACGGTGTAGAAGAATTCAAAGGCGTGGCAAAATGCAATTACGAAGCCGGAGATGAATATGATCCCGGCGTAGGGGAAGGATATGCATTAAGCGCCGCAATTGCGAAAAGAAACAGATTTTATGAAAGAATAATCATGAAAGTTGAAGAGTTTCTATATAAAAAAATAGCAACTCAGGAGGGTGCCATTTATAAACATTATCGAAGCAAAAGTGAAAAATTAAAGAAGAAGGAAGATTATTCTGAATATAAAAATGCTCAGGATGAGAATCCACCCATAGAATCTTATCAAAATATTTGTTTAATGGGTAAATAATTATTATATCTCTTTATATTTATTCCATGATAAAACCGAACCTTCTAATTCAGGCTCGGTTTTTATTTCTCCAAAGATTGCCTGTCTTAATTTTCCCTTGATATGAATAATTTTAGTTATGTCTTCATCAATAGGGAGGTCTTCTCCACAGGCATTATAAATCCGGCATGGAAATGGTTTAATTTTTACATTTATAGGAATTGGATATTCCAACATATACCCAAATGCCGCCTGATTTATTCCTGCATATCTGGACTGCCATATTTTATGAAACTCCGTATCTTGAAGCATTCTATTATTCACAGATAGAAACAGGTTCATAAATTCCCTGCTCTTATCATTTACTTTTACGAATATAACTCCTCCATTTATAGGCCATTTACTTCGGGTCCGGACCGTATATCCAATATCAAAATCATTGTCGAAGACATCAAAAAAATCATGAATAACAAGCATATCGCTGTCCATAAGCGCTACGCAGTCGCCATCATTACAATTACGAACAGAATCAACCCACATTTTTAATTTAACTGAATTTGAGATAAAACTCCGGGTTCTATTAAACCTTATCTCCGGCTCCGGCAATAAATATGAGATTATTTCTGCTCCGGACACGTTCTTATTTATAGATGAGATAAAGACTTCGCTCAGAGTTTTGAATTTATTGGAGTCACCGTAATCAAATGAAGCTGTAACTACCTTATTCATGAACGAGCGCCTCATATTCTTCAAAATTTGTTATAGGCTCCTTCTCCGGTATTTCATTGACATATCCGTAATCTTTGCTGTAGTCAATGGCCAGGTCGCCATTGTATGCCTTACCCGCGAGATACCCCTTTATACATATCTCGAAGTCGCTGTCATTCTGCGCCAGCATTTTCCATCTTGGCAGTAAATGACGACAGTTTAATTTTGATTTTTTTGCATTTATAAACATCTTCTTGTATATGTGACGATAATATTGGAAGTAATCATGAAAGGCCACTTTTTTAGAGTTTCTTATCCAGTCATATCCAAGCTGTTTCATATTTGCTATGATATATGAATCAGGGCGGATCGCCTGATAAGGATCTGGAATAAAATTTATCGCGGATTCAAATGCCTGAGTATTATACATGATGGGGCCACATCCCATCTTTCTGTATTCCATGAATAATTTATCATTTACACATCCCTTCACTCCGAATACAAGATGCTCCTGAGATTCCGCAAGATTATATAAAAATTTTACAGAATTCTTAAAAAGTAATTGATCTGCGTCCACAAACAACGTCCATTTTCTACCTTCTCTTAGCCCTATCTCATATACGGCCCGTGTACCTTCCGTAGATGGATATTTGATGACGATAAAAATATTTTTATCCGGGATTTGCTTGGAAATCAGGTAATGACATAACTCCGTAGTCCTCTCTCCAATGCTCCTGATTACCACTGTAACATTCTCTTTCATATTCTCTCCAAAGATTATATACTTTTTGGTCCGGTATTTGCTTCGGACCAAATAATGCTTTCCTCATTCTTCCCTTTATATGTATTGCTTTTACATTCTCGTAATTAATATTATTCCATTCCTCGTCACAAGCATTATATTCGTGACATGGCAACGCTTTTATATCGATAGGGAAAGCGTAATTTTGAATCGTATGCCATAACGCGGATTGAGCGAATCCCTTACATTTGCTGTTGTTTCTATTCTGTATGGATTTATTTTCATAGGCTTCTTTACAATTCTCAATCCATTCATCCCAGAAATCATTCGTTGCTGCCGTGGGTCTGCAGAATAACATACCTCCATTTAACGGTTTTCGGAACAATCTTCTAGAGGTATAAGCTATATCAAAATTCTCTTTAAATGCCTCAGTGAGACCCCCCATCACCATCATATCCGTATCCATGATGATGTATTCTTCTGTTTGCTGCAGCGCCAGCTTTGTCCATATCCTTTGCTTTTCCATTTGAGCCTGAAATCTTTTCCCCTCAATTATGGGAAAAGGTATTTCATATACTTCATATCTGGTGTCAGGCATATTTTTTCTCAGAGAATATAAGAAGACGCGGGTGAGGCGTTCATATACGTCAGATTCCGGCGGGTTAAAATATACTCCTATTATCTTCATTTCTTTATGTGAAACCAGGTATGGTCATCTCCAAGTTCGAATTCATCAGGTTCAAACCATTCATTTACCGCCTTTTTTACTCCGCGGAATCCTTTATCTGCGGGATTATAATCGTGTCCGCAGAATAAACCGCCGAGCTTTACTTTTGGATACCATAAATCCATATCTAAGGATAATCCTTCATAACTATGATCACCGTCCAAAAAGACGAAATCTAAGGTATTTCCATTAAATCTCCAGGAAGCGCGGAGAGATATATCCTTAATGACGAATGATCTATCGGGGTATTTTAATTGAATCTGTTGTACCGTATTATAGGCGGAGTCATATACTGATTTATCAAATCTTGCCATTTTCGCGCCGGAGTTAAAGAATGAGGGTATTGTAACGGGATCCGCCCAGGCATCGATCATGTACATGGTGAGATTCGGAAGGTTTTCTATGAGGTAACTGCTTGTCTTTCCCGTCCACACCCCTATCTCAGCGCCGATTATCGGTTTATCTTTCGGTAATCTCTTGTAAATCTCTTCCCATCTCATAGTCTTAAATTTCAATTTTTTTATAACCTTCCTGTTTTCTTAATTTTTTCTTCGCCTTGAAATTTGAAGTCATCTCCGGAAATAATTCCAGTTTCGTCCCTTCTTTATACTCTTCAAGTTTTCTAACCATGGCTTTAGCGCCGTGCACAATATCTGAAAGTAATTTTCGGACTTCAACATCATGTTCGGAATCGCTTTGGTGGAGATCATTTATTTCGCGAGCCAGCTCACAGACATATTTTCTCCTCGTTACCGATTTCATTATTATTTTACCTTCCATATCGTAGTATTCCAGTATTCATGATCTTTTCCATATCCCCAAAAATCTGTCTTTTCATACGCGCTCATAAGAGTAAATATATATTCGTAATGCTTTCTATCTGAGTTATCAAGCATAAGGTACCCCCCTTTTTTTATTTTATTCAAAGCGTATTGTACACAGGAAGCGCGAGAGCGTCCATCTATGAATATAAAATCAAAGAAATGATCATGATAGATTTCAATAAATTTAACATATTTTTCAAAGGATAGGGTTCGGGCATGATCCTTTCCTGATTTAGAGGAGTAACTTCCCGGGAAATAATCAATAGGGAATTCTAATTTATCGGGTAATATATTAAAATAGTCCCAATTCTTCATGCCGGAAGCAGTTAATTTTTTATATATTTTGTCGTACCATATCTTGTTATGTTCCACGGATACAATTTTTTTAACTCTTTCTGAAAAATACAGAGTGGAATCCCCACTTCCGTATTCAAACATTATCATGTTTTTGTCGAGATAATTATCGAGCCATTGTACGGCTTTATATGTTATCCATGGCGCTTCCTTCAAAATGATTTCTGGAGAGATACCTTAACCCCGGGACAATCTTTGTTAAGGATCAGCCCTCCCCCAATTTTAAAAAGATTAAAATTATAGAAATAAGATAACTCTATACTTTGTCCTATTTTCATTTGATATAAATATCCCACTTGAAATGTATGATGGAACGATTGTTTTATTTTAAGTTTTATTTTAAAATCAGTAGTCTTACAATCATCACTCGCGGTTCCAAAGATAATATCGTCTTTTACTTCAGCTTCCACTTTTATATCTGAGTTAGCGCAATCCTTTGCTATCTGACAATCCTCCGGGTTATTAATGTTAATATCTTCAGTATTTGTAGTATGAGTGGTTGTGCCTGCAGATACATATTCAATTTCAGTTTTAACCGTAGGCCAGAAACTCTTTACCATGATGGTGAAGATAATTCCACCAGCGATGAAACATATTAATCCTATTTTTATCTTATCTCTCAGCAAAGCTCTGGAACCCCTTTGATACTCCCGCGGCAGCTAACATACCTACTACCATTGCTGTTAAATCTTTTTCTACAAATATATTCGCGACCGCGCATATCAAAGCGATAATAACGATTGCGAGAACAATATGTCTCATGAGAGATGTAGTACCCCGGGTTGACATCATTTGTAAAAAATATTCTTTCATTTTATTATTTCCTTAACATCAGAAATTCTGATAGGAGAACACCCGAAGTTGAATTTCATCTCCCCGGTTTCATTGCTGCATTGCCATCTTATCGTAAGCATAAAGACAATAAATGCCCAGATAATAATTTTATTGTCTTTGATATAATTCCATATCTTTGATAATTCTACGAATGTATTGTGATTTTTTTTCATTTTAAATATTATTCCGCAGATGTAGAACGAACCCATGTCTTTGTTCTGTTTTTTAATTCTTGCCATAACACAGCAATTTTTTTTGAGTTGTCTTCAATTTTTTTATAATCTGCTTCCATTTTTTCATTTATTACTACAGATAAATTATCAATTTTTTGTTCTATTCTTATGTCTTGTTTTTCCGCGGCGATCCATTTCTCTTCCTGATATTTTTGCTGCAACTGGTTATACCCCACGAGTAACCCTATGACCAGGGTCATCAGGAATGATCCTGTTATAAAAAAATTCGGGACTTTTCCTATGATTCTTTGTGTTTTTTTGCTTTTAGCCATTTCCATCTCCATCATTTTTTAATTTGTAGATCTCTTTTGTTTCCATACTGATGTTGAAATTACGTTTTAATAAAACCCAGTCGAATTCTCCGGGGCAGTTCTTATATGAACCTGAATATTTTAATTTATTCCCTCCGTGACCGGCAATATGGTCTATGGGATATAACTGCATCATTCTTTTGATTAAGCTAAAAAGAGAATTATATTGGTCTATCGTATATTTACCTTTATTTTCGATGACTGGATTTACAAGTTCAATTCCAATTGTTTTCTTATCATGTCTTCCTGAAGATGAATGATATACCCAATTAAGATCCGGAATTATCTGATATATGTCTCCATTTCTGTCTATTTCATAATGAAATAATGCGATCCCCTTTTTATATTCTTCTTCTCTCTCACCACTCAGCATCCACTTTATGATCCCTTTTGCGGATTGACCCCCAGCCGTCCCATGACATACGATTTCAGTTATATCCGCTATATTTCTTGAGAATTCAGAGGAGATAGAAGCAAAATATTTATCATGAACGCGATAATCCTGAATTATATTCATACAATCACCCTATCCGTAGGAGCATGTCTCACCTGTAACGCGACTCTTGCCCATAATTCTTTACCTGGCCATTCCGCGAACAGCCATAATACCCATGTTCCTGTTTCATTAATATCCCCATCTTGTAACATATAATAAAAAGATGTGCCATTTTTTACCGCATTCCATTGCCCCTCCTCTCCACTAGGCTTCGTATAAAGGATATATATATCGGCAGTAGTAATATCTAACTCTTGATTAAAAACTATTGGAATACCATATTCGCCTAATTGAAGTGATTTCATTGCATTAATCCTTGAATTCTATATCAAATTCTATGCTATCTGCAAAATATACCTCAAACACGATTCCGGAGGTAAGATCTACCGGTTCAACAGGTTCTTCCCCGTACCCCGGCCAAAAATGTACCGGCCATAAATCAAGAGGCCATAAATAAATAGGAAACATTTATCATACCTTAATCAAAATTAAAAGTTATGCCGGTTCTATTCCCGTTTTCGTCTACAATCCACGTTATTCTATTTTTAGTATCCTCATAATTCCGGGCATGTATAGTTGAAGTCCCTCCGCCATCCATCAGGCACCCCAACGCAACAAGTATTTGCATAGCATGAGCATGTGTCAAGCCGGTTTCAACGTCCATGACTTTTACTCCGGCAGAACCGGTGTCTTCTAAAACGGAATCTACGTTTGAGTCTATGGTATCAAGCTTAGTCTGCATTTCTGCGGTATCAGCAAGTGTGGAATCAACATTAGTGTCAACAATATCTAATTTATCCTCTACTTCCTGAACATGAGCAGTTGTAGCCAATCCGGTGACACTTGTTACTGGAGCTTGCTCCAGAGCCTTTGCTTTAAATCTGTAACCGGCGCTATCTTCATACATTGTCGCTAAAATAGCTGTAATTGCGTCTATCGCCTGTAAGTCGTTTCTGTCATCCGTGGTAAATCCCCCCACACCTGTTGGAGCTTCCTCCAAAGCGTTGGCGGTAAATTTATATACTGCCCCATCAAGTTCAAGTGCCGTGTCGAGTTTTTGTGCGATTATTAATAAAGAATCTACAATTCCGTCAATTGTATCGACAGATGTTTGAGATGATAGTGCAGCATCCGCTATAGCGGTATCACATGCTGCATTTACCTCTGCCGATGTAGGTTTAGTCGCAAGGGCAGTTATTATTGCCTGAAGCGTTTGCGTCGTCCATCCAGCGCCTTTTATATCAGTTAAATGAGTAATAATTGATGTTATTTCAGTATCGATAAAATCATCAATTGTGTTTAATTTTTCATTAAGAATTGAATTTCCAAAGGTCCCACTATTAACTATGGCATAACCGTCTCCGGATTGAGGATTATGATCACCGGCAAGCAATGTTCCTATAATCCTGGATAATATAGTATTTATATCCGCTCCATTATCATTTGCTGTCTGAGCAGTTCCGTTGACTTCCATCACATTGACATGGAAATCAGTAGGGTCAGCTTGCATATCAGTTTGAAGTTTTGCTGAAACTGATTCCGCTAATTCTGTATCGTCAGCTAAAGCTGTTGTTATGAACTCTCCTATCATGCCATTTGGATAGACTGCGCTTACCGCGTGATCGCAATAAACCGCATATTCGCTATCTCCTGCAAATCCATTTACAGCCGTAGCTGGGATAGCCACTTCTACGCATCCATCTGGATAGTTGGCATGAGTTAGCAGATAAGGCGTAGCAGAATAAACAGGTGCAGCATCAGCAGCGGCACCTTTTAGTCTCACATAGGCAGTACCTACCACTCCATCTGCCTGATCACCAGTATTATCATTAACCGCAAAATTAAAATAAAATGTACTTTCTAAAGCTCCATATTGCATTAGTTTATTAACCCCCTATTTATCCCCCCTAAGAATCCACTGCCTGTAGTGGGTAATATATATACATCAACATCAGTATTATCGCCTAAACCATCTCCAATCATAATCGAATTCACATCAGAGTCAAGAATTTCAAATATGTCAGAAACCCATGCTCCTGCGGCTCCTTCTACTACAAAAGCAAACCTTCCAGTATAATCTCCAAAATTTCCATTGCTTGTAATTATTCCTGTATCAGAATCATAGGAAGCGCCAGTAATAGTATCAGAATAAACAGGAGAAACCGGATCAGATACCAATGTAACCTCCTGACCATTTGACAAGTTTATATCCGCGTCCTCTACGATAACATACAGAGTTGCCCCAGGCGCAAAAGATCCGGAATCTACCGTAAATGTTATTTCATCCGCAGCTTCGGCAGTTATTACTTGTTCAACATCGGTTTCGCTCCCATCTGCTGCTGTATTAAGATGAACTGTATTTCCGGAAGCAGAAAAATCAGTTCCTGATATTACTACCCCTGTTTGCCCATCTTTAATGGTTTCGTCAGAAATAGAAGTAATCGCAGGCCCCCCAACTTCATATAAAGCATAAATAGCCAACATACCATCTGCATTTCCTAAAGCTCCGCCACCAAATGGATTTGGTAATCCTGTTTGAACATATATTCTATCGTATCCTCCACCGCCACTTGTAGCATTATCAGTGTTAGTGGCGGATGCTGTATTGTCTAATTGCACTCCTATCCAATAATCAGTACTTTCAGTTATACTCCAATCTACTGTTACTCTTTTCCACCCTGAGCTAGTCCCTTTTGCATTTGTATCTGAAACATAAAGTCTTGTTCCGGCTTCTCCCGGAACTACTGCACCATCTGCGGAATATAAGCCTACTTCAAAATTAGCTTCTTCTGTTGATTCGTTACACCACCATCCTATTTCTATTATTTTTGTTACTCCATCAGGACTTGTAAATTTACTTACTACGGCGTTGTTACGAATTTCAAATAAGCCTCCTTCAGGATCATCTACAGGAGCAGAAAATACAAATCCACAATTAGTTCCAATAACAAGTGCCATTATGTTAACCCCGCTACATTTCTTACTGCTTTAAATTTAGGCCAATCA